TTAGATTGACCGGATGATATCTTCTCTGCTCCGCTGCTTCATCAGCGATTTGATATGATCCTTGACGTCATCAATAGCATAGAAGAATGCAGATCCAAAGCGGGTATACGCCGGGCCATTTCCTCTTTTCCTCCAGTCTTCGACAGTAGTAGGTTTCACCATCGCAAGCAATGCAACCTGGTCTTCAGTCATGAAACCAAGCTCATTCGCCAGGGTATTGCGCATGGTGGCATGATCCATATTCATTTCCATGTTCATGCTCCTTGTCCCTGGCTGAAGCCGAACCCCTTCACCCTAGCCATCAGGAACGTGCTGATTCCCTGCACAGGGTAAAAAAAGCAATTGCCGGCGTAAGCGTAGGCCGGGCCGGTGCCATGCCTGCGCCAGTTCTCCAAAGTGGGCTTGGTAACGCCGAACAGCTCCGCAACATCGTTTTCGGTCAAAAAGCCCATGTCCTGCGCGATATCCTTTTGCATCTCTCATACCCGGTAATGCCCGCCATCGTGGCTGTCAGCGATACCTTTTTACGCTGTGGCCCTGGGTGTCGTACCTAGCGAGCCAGTCCGAGCGGTTGTGCTCGTGTCAATATATGTAAAATTATTTTCCAGACCGCCGTCAAGGCACGGAACCCATTTATTTCATAGTATGCGGACAGCATACCCTTAACTATGAGTATGCTTAGAAGAGACTCTGATCGGATCTCGGGACGAAAAAAAGCCCCGCTGGGAGAGAGACCAGTGAGGGGCTAGGGGTGATGCTAAGAAGAAAAGGAAGGAAACTTCAAAGCATTACTTATAATACCACATTCTTCTGTTGTGTGTGGTTTGTTGTCAAATGTAAATCACCGATTTCGTTTTGAGCGGGGAAGCCGTTAGTTCCTGGGTTTTGTTTGATTCTGGCCAGAATTATATGCCCCTCGGCTTTAATTAAGTCCTTCAGTTGCTGCATATCGGTTCTGGTGGCTTTGGCGATTTTGTCTTGAATCGATTTGCTGATCTTGATAGCCGTGGGATGACTGCCTTCCCCGTAGAACCGGTGCCAGAAGTGACGGCCTGCGTGCTCACCCGACATCACCTGAAGCTCGACAAGGGCGGACTGGCCACCTTTTTTTGTGAGTTGGCTTTTGACAGACCTGACCTTAATCATCGCGTCATGGGTTGGCATGGGCTCCCTGGACTGCGCCTTGGCGTTGACGATCTGCATGTCTTGCTTGCGGAATTTGCGCTTTAGAGAGTTGATGTGAGACTTCGTGAAGATCTTGCATGAGCGCCATGCCGCAGTTTCTTGGCTCTCGCCTGGACGTGGGCGGTTTCGGCTGTACTGCCGGTCGCGGAAGTATTCATTGCCTGCATGTTCAGCGTTGTCGTACTCAAACAACCGCTGTGCAATCTCTTCTTCTGTTGATGACGTGATCATGCCGCCGACGATGCGGTTCAGCTGGTATGAACGTCCGCGTGCGCCTGTACCACCTGTGGCTTTTCGAGCGGCACCCGGCTTGTATTCGACATCCAGGCCATAGGTGGAATTGTGTAGCAGGTACTCAAGTACGTCTGCTGGCCTGCCAGGATTGTAGAAGCTGATTGCGTATTGCTTGCGGTCAGGGTGCGCGGTGTACACGTAGAAGCAGTGCGAGAGACTCTTCCAGCAAGGATCTAGAGCTCGCAGCATCCTCCCGCCTAGGAAGTCATCGATCTGCTCAAGGATCGCAGCGTAGAACTGATCGTGCTCTTCGGGGAGAACAGGGCGTGATGGCGTGAGGATGATCCGGAAGCGCGGAGCTGTCTGGGTGTGCGAGTGGCTTGTGTAGACAATGTGCTCAAGACACAAGTCGATCAGGGCATCCTCAATCTCTTCGAGCTGGATCATGTCGTCGTCGTAGCCTTCGCCGAGCTTCTGATCAACGTCAAACACGACCAGGGTCGAAGACACGACGTTGTCTGCATGCCTAGTTGGGATGCGGAACAGAGCAGGAACGAAAGTGGAAGCTCTTTCTTTATCTTCAAGAACAAGTGGTTCTGCGAAATGCTTTTCGTAGAAAGATAATAAGTTGCTGGCGTTAGCGGCTGTCAGGCTGTTCGTTGAGGCCCAACTTTGTGTTGAATAGTTGATCATGCTGAATCTCCTTTTGACGAGTCTCTCGCTCATCTGTGTCCATTAAACAAATGGAGCAAAGGGTGGTGCAATACTATTCATCAAAAAAAATGTTGGGCTGGGTTTTGAATGGGCTTTCCTTGGGTTGGTATTGGTTTGTGAGTGTTTAATTTCTGTAGGGTATTGACTGCTGAGATTCTCTGAATCAAACATATAAAGGCTGCAAGCCACCCACGCTACCCCTGCTACCTATTTTCTTCTTATAAAGAGAGAGGTAGTGGGGGTGCCCTAAAAACTTTGGCTAAGAGAATCTGCTTTTAAATAACTTCGAAATTATTTTGTCTATTAGATATAAATATTTTGTCTAGTTTGCATTTTTCGCTTGTGCTTGGTTGTGCTCATTTTCAATACTGTTTGTATCAAGGCAGAGAGAACCTTGAGTATCAAAAAGGAAAGAAGTATGAATATTGCAAAAGAAGTGACCCTGATCGCCAACACCCCAGAAGTCTTCGAAGTGGCCGCACAAGCCAAAGACGACTTTCCATCTAGGAGTCGCCTGATCAGTATCGAAGGTGATGCAGTACGAGCGGTCTCTGCAGCGTACAAGACAGCATCTGGTCTCTATAGTGAGACTGAAGGTCAGATCACCACCTGCATCTACAACATGCGCAAGCTCGACATCGCACTGCTCATTGCTCGCAACGACGACAGCGACGACGCTTTCGACAGAGCAGCCTTCGAAGTGGCCCGCGACGCTTTTGTCTCAGGAAAGCTCGACAGCAAAGCTGAGTGCTTGGCCCAGGCAACGGGTCGTCCAGTGGAAGCTTGCTACAACTTGATTTACCGCAAGCTCGCGGAGATGACCGCGCAGATGGATGCCCGCTCAAACCTCCTAAAGACTGAAGGCGAGACGCCTGCGAGTCCTGAATCAGTCAGAGACGCGATCCTAGCGAACGGCGGTAAATACCTGTTGAGCCTTCCCACCGGCTATGGCAAAACGTCCAAGATCATTGAGCCCGTCCTGCAGCAGTACCTGGACGCTGGCAAGAAAGTCTTGGTGATCTCGCATCGCCGGTCGATCAATAAAAACATCGCCAACCTTCCGGGTATCGTTAGCTACGACGAGTGCAATAGCCTAGAGGTGATCGAGCAGGCGCAAGGGCTGAAAATCGTCGTCAACTCGCTGGCCGCGAACAAATTCAAAGCGTTCATTGAGTCTGTCGATCTGGTTGTGATCGACGAAGCATCCCAGGTCATCTCGCACGTCCTTGGTGGCGAGGTCAAAGAGCGCCAGGCGGTATGGAAAGCTCTGAATTTTGTCGTCAAACGCGCAGCTAACGTGATCCTCAGCGATGCCGACATCGATACCAGGTGTGCTGATCTGATCGGCGAGGCACGTCTTTTCTCGAAAAAGCAAGATCACTCCAAGATCGAGGTTCACTTGGGGGAGATCAACCATGTTAGAGCACTGGCTATCAGAGCTGCCGCCGAAGGAAGCAAGGTTTTAGTCTCCTGCGATGTGGTCAAAGAGGCCACAGCCTTGGCGAAAGCCATAGAAAAAGCAGGTGGGCCGCCCCCTCTGGTGATCACTGCTGACAACGCCAAGTGGAAGGAACAGGCAGCATTCATCGCTGATCCCAACACCACTGATTATCGGGTAGTGATTTACAGCCCTGTGATCACCTCGGCCCTCTCTATCACTTCAGGTCATTTCGATGCTCGTTTCGGCTTATTCCAGGGTCAGGTTATCCCACGTGACGCTATCCAGATGATGAGGCGCGATAGGAAAGCAAAGTCCTTCGTCGTTGGAATCAGGTCGGCCAAGTACAGCAAGGCCGAGGCAGTTGAAGTGAGTTTCCATAAGGCGCGACTGCAGATCGATGAAGCCCTGAGTGCTCTTCCGCTTGATGATGTCACCAAAAGAAAGATCCGCCTGGCAGTCTATTCCGAGTCCCAGCTCGTTGGATTCAAAGCGCTTGAGTACAAGCATTGCTCCGATGAGGCATGGCTGAAAGACAACATCGCAAACACGCTTCCAGCAACTCTGCTCGCCCAAGGCTTTCAGATCAGCGTGCTTCAACACAATGATGACGAGTCTAAAGCAGGTTTTGTAGCGAACGCCCAGGGTCGGCAAGTCGTCAAGGATGACGTGACTGCAAAGCTGCTCGCTTCCACCCCAGCATCCCGAGAGATTGTTGATCTGGTGGCTGACGCCGGCTCCGCAGATGAGTCCCAGCGCTTCCAGGTTATTCGTGCTCAAGCTGAAGAAATCATGAGTGTAAAGACCTTCACTGAGGCTGATGCGAAGCTGTGGGGCGAGGGTGAAGGCGAGTCTAAAATTCGAAATTTTGACATGCTGATGAACGACGATGGACGAATTACTTCCACCCAATCACTTTTCAAGCCTCTCAGGTTGCTGCGGGAGGCGCTCACCGTCATGTCAGAATCGAAGTCATGGGAGGGCTCAGACAGTATTTGCTTATTTGATAAATTGAATGCTCATCGATTTGATGTCTTGAGCCTTGGAATCAAGATGGGAGCACCGAAATCAGACCAGGCGAAGAAAGCTGAGATCAGCAAGATTTTCTCTCAGTTCGGATTAAAGGTGAGACGCAGGGAAAGCACAGATCATAAATTTTATGTGATCACCCCAGGCTCGCTTGCCCAAATGAATCGCTACGTCTGAGGAACTTGTCGCCATGGATGGCGATATACCTCGGATATTTATTTTGTCAAACAACTATCACTGCTATTGAACGGCCAGAAGCTCCTCTTTACCATTGAAGGTATAGCAATAAGAAAAAGGAAAAAGCTATGACCACAGCATTAAATATTCCCGAGCTCATCAATATGGGCGAGGTCATGGAAATCAGAAATCTGTTTATGAAAATGAATGGATACAAGGAAACTGATCTGGAGCTCGTCTACAAGACTGGCCTAGCCTGCAGATACGCTGGACAGAAATTCAACTGGAACGAGCGTAACGAGCAAGTCTTCGGGAGAAAGCCTGTAGCTCTGGAAGACGTACTGTTTCCTCCTGAACTACCACCAGTGCCGAAGCCCTTCAGAAGCTGGCTAGAAGTAATGGCAACACTGTTCGGTGGCTTGAGAGACTGCGAGTATGAGCCAGAACATTACAAGCTTAGCTACGTCACCCAACACACGTATCAGCCAGATTGGGTCGATTCGCTCAACGACAGAATCATATGGGAAGGCAAAGGTGTCATCCCTGATCTAGTCGATGCCAGGAAATATAAGTGCGTGGCTAAGCAAAATGGCGTTCATTTTATATTTATCTTTCAGTGCAAAAACATCCATTGCCCGTGGGTTCGCCCCAGGCAAGATGGTACGAAGATGACCCTGGAGGAATGGTGTACAAAGGCTGGCTTCGACTACACTTACGAAGGTGAGGAAGAAGAGTTTCGAAAGTCCAAGCGTTACCTTGATCTAGTCAAGAATTTTGGCAAGTCACAGAGCAGCCTGCTGGAGCAGCTGAATAAGAAGTAACACTCATCAGCAAGATGCAAAGAACACAAAGGGCCACGACGGCTCTTTTTTTGCGCACAAACAAAGCTGTTAATAGTGTTACAATATCAGCATAAGAATAATAAGAACGAGTGCAACATGCGAAAAATCCTGGGGATTGATCCTGGACTCTCTGGTGGTCTATCTATCATTGACGAGCAATTTAACTTAATTGCTTGCATTCAAATGCCAACTGTCTCCTTAGACGGCAAAAAACGTCGGGTAGACCCGCGTCCCGTTTTTGACTTTATTGCGCAGCACGAGCCAGACCTGGCTGTTGTTGAGCTTGTCGGTGCTCGGCCCAAGCAAGGTGTCGTCTCGATGTTCAGTTTTGGTGATTCTTTTGGTGTGGTAAGGGCTATTGCTGAGTGCCTCTGCCCCGAGGTGAGGTATGCCAGGCCACAGGAATGGCGCGGCTATCAGAGCCTCTCAGGGCTGTCCAAGGAGCAGCTCGCTGAGATTGCTTTTGAGGTGTTCCATGCTGACCAGATCTACAAGAAACCACGTGGTGGTAAGCGTGCCGTGCGCGATGGAATCTCCGACTCGTTGTTGATCGCCAAGTTTGGCGTGCGGTTTCTGGAGTAATAGATGAGCCGGACACGCATGCTCGATAAAAAGCTCCTGAAAGAGATCGTAAAGGGCGTCGAAAGGACGTCAACGGTCGAGCTCGCCTGCGCTATCGCAAACATTTCCGAGGCGGCCTTTTACAAGTGGCAAGCGCGTGGCCGTGAGCTCATCGAGGCGATTGAAAACGAGGAGAACATAGAACAGGCGGACGAGATCTACGTCGAGTTTGTGGAGTCGGTTGAGCGTGCTCGGTACATCTCCTGCCTGCCTGCCGTGGACACCATCCAGAAAGCCATCAAGATGGGCGACGTCAAGGCTGCGGAAAAATTCCTATCCCGTCGCATGCCTGGTCAGTTCGGTGACTACGAGCGCAAAGAAGTCACCATCAAAAGTGATTCCAACGCTGATGACGGCACTGGTATCGCCCTGATTCCATCCATGGGCAGCGACAACGATCTGGATCAACTACTCCAGCAACAGCAATCCGACGCGCTTTTGCTCGCAAAAACAAAAACAAGCGAGCTCAGCTGATGATCAAGCAACGCACTCCATTTGATTGCGGTATTGCCACCCTGGCCAACGCTTTGTCGGTCGGCTATGACCACGCCCTGGAGCTTTACGGCAACGACAAACAACGCAGCGGCGTAACCATCCAGCACACCGCATCGATCCTGTTCAGCCTGGGCTACGCACCCGTGTATACGCCATTCCCCGGCTTCGTCAAAGCCAGCGGTATCGACATGAGCACGGCAAATCCGGACATCTTGGAGCGTCTCGGACACCCGGCAATCCTGCAGATCCTGACCGCCTCTGGAATCCTCCACCAGGTCTGGTTTGACGGCAAAAACATCCACGACCCAAGCCCCTCAGTCGTCGCCCCTCGAAACGTTAGCGAGTACGAGTGTGTTGATGCAGTGATCCTCTACAAGCGCTTCCACACGGGCGGCGTGATCTCCAGCCATCAGGTACTCATGGGGGATGGTTTGTGATCAAACAAGGCCAGGCGCTTGTGCGCAAATCGCCTCTCTGTACTGCATGCGGTACAGGGAGGTGCGTTGTGATCCGTATACGGGACATTAACCCCGGCGAGGTGCCTTTATGAGCTCTGCCGGGAACATTAGGCACATCGCCAACGCGGCAAGGAACGTCATCTGGAAGCCCACCAAGGGTTCTCAAGAAATGTTCATCATGCTTGGCCAATTGTTTTCACTCGTGATCGAGGTGATGTTCCATGGCGGTCGTGGCATCGGTAAGTCAGAGGTTTTGATCATCGCTTACCTGATCCATGTCGGCCAAGGATGGGGCAGCAGCTGGACAGGAGTGATCTTCAAGAAAGAGTACAAGCCACTCCGCAATCTCATAGCCACCTCCAGGAAGATCATCCCCCGAATTTTCCCTGATGCCGTGTGGAACAAATCTGAATGTTCATGGACGTTCGCAACCGGTGAGGTGCTGTACTTCGGCCACATCAAGAATATGGAGGATTACGAGAACAAGTACCACGGGCACGAGTACGCATTCATCGGTTGGGACGAGCTAGCAACCTGGCGCGACCCTGATGTCTACGAAGCTATGATGTCGACCCTCCGCACTGCATTCGTCCCTACGAAACAACAACCCAACATGCCGCCCCTGCAAGTCAGGTCAACGACCAACCCCTTCGGTGCTGGCAAATGGTGGGTATACGAGCGGTTTCTTGAGGGCAAACGGCCTGGTGAGATCACCTACAACAAGGATGGCTCGCGTCAGCGGTGCGCTGTTTTCGGAACCATCTTCGAGAACACCTACATCAGCAAAAGCTACATCACGAACTACCTCGATCAGATCGCTGATCCGGCTCTCAAGGCTGCCTGGCTACATGGGGATTGGGAAGCCATCGACATGAGCGCGATGTTCGGCCCGGTGTGGTCAGCTGAGAACCTGATTCTTGATCCGTTCGAGATCCCCCGTGCCTGGAAGGTGGATAGGTCATTCGACTTCGGCCAGTCCACACCTTTCTGCTGCCTGTGGTACGCGGAAGCCAATGGGGAGTCGGTCACTATCAATGGCAAGCAATTCTGCCCGCCGAAGGGGTCACTGATCGTTGTGGGTGAAGACTACGGCACTGAGATCGACCCTAAGACAGGCAAGCAAACCAAAGCAGATGCTGGCCTTTACCTTCCGGCCAACCAGATCGGTGTGAGGCTAAAGGCAAGGGAAGACAAGCTCCTGACGACCGTGTTCAAGAATCATCAGAAAGTCCAGCCTGGCCCGGCAGACAATCAAATTCACAACGGCAGCAAGGTTGACCAAGGTAATGCCCCAACCGTCGCCAAAGAGCTCAAAGCCGCAGGAATGGAATTCGTCAACTCAGACAAATCGCCTGGCTCCCGTGTGACATCGGCTCAGCTCATGTTCGACAGGCTTCACGCTACAAAAACTCAAGACCCGAGCAAGCCTCACATTTACTTCTTCAAGTCTTGCAAGTTTGCTCTCAAAACATTGCCGAACCTGCATCGTGATGAAGATCAGCCTGATGCAGTAGCCAAGGGGCCGGATGATCATGCCTGGGATGCCTTGGCATACAGATTGACTTGGAAGCGTCCAGTGTCCTCTGTGCAATATGGGCTTAGTGGGTATCAGTAAATAAATAGCTGTATAATAAAGTTAGCCAAAAAAAATAATAATAGGCCTGCAATGTCAGTAGAAGTGAGAACCCCTCGCTGCCAGAAGTTTTATTCTGAGCGAGAAACAATTAGAGATGTACGTGGTGGTGCTGATGTTATTCGTAAGCTTGGCACTAAGTATCTACCTCTAGAGCCAAGGGAGCATCCCGAGGAATATAAGCACCGCCTGGCGCGTTCGCTATTCATGAATTTCACCGAAGAGGCCGTAAAAGACCTGGCAGCCAAGCCATTCGTCCGCCCAGTGTTCGTCAAAAGTGAGCTGCACCAAGCGATTGCGGATGCAGTAGTCAAACGCGTCGACGGTAGAGGCACAAGTATGACTGGCTTGTGTTCCGCAGTGTTTGAAGACGCTATCTGGAACGGTACGTCGTTCTTCGCTGTTGACTGCTCGGTTGATGGGGGCAGCCCGTACATGTACCACCTCAGTGCTGACAAGATCCTGGGGTTCAAGCTCGATGAAGATGATGTCTTCACTGAGATCAGGATTGCCGAGACAGCCATCGTGCCAGACGGTGACTGGGGTGAAAAAGAGGTCGAGCGAGTTCGAGTGTTCCAACGAGTTGGGGAAGTCGTTACCTGGTCGCTCTGGGAGAATGGCTCGGGAGGGTACACGCAGGTCGTAGCCAATCAGCCGTTTGCACTCAAAGTGATCCCAGTGTTCCCCGTTCACTCATCTGCGGTCGTGCCCAGTGGAGAGCTGTTTGTGCCGTCTCTGGTCAAGGACTTGGTGAGAGAAAACCTTGAGCACTATCGGAAACTGTCCGATTACTCAAACATTCTTCACACGACCAGCTGCCCGGCTTTGTTCATCACAGGAGTAGATGAGGATACCCAGATCATCATCGGTGCTGCGGGTGCTATCAAGGGGCCGGCTGGAGCAACGATGGCTTATGTTGAGTCCAATGGGTCTGCGACCAGCGCAGGGCGAGAAGCAATCCAGGATCTTGAGAGAAAGATGAGGAGCCGTTGCGCCGGCATGCTCGAAAACAACGGCCCCACGGAAACCGCGACAGGGCGAGCGCTACAGGCAGGGCAGACGAACAACAAGGTGGCGATAATTGCGGTCAACATGTCTTCAGCTCTTGAGTCCTGCATTGCTGGCTATGCGTATTTTCTCAAGATCGCCAATCCGGACTTCGTCGTCGACATCGATACCGACTATGGCATCACCAGCAATCCGGAAGAGCTCACCGCTCTGGCTAACGCACGTACCATGGGTGACCTTTCTCGTGAAGATCACCTCCAGGAACTGAAGCGCAGGGGAATCCTCAGGAACGAATTCAGCCTTGCCGACAATGAGGATCGACTATCTAGCGAATTAGTATGATGGATGCGTGAAGGGCCGCAACCCCTCCAGCTTGTCAAGTGTCGAGCATGTCCCACTCATCACCCAGAATCCATCGAAGGGCTGACAGCTTCCCGTTGATCATGCCCCACTCAAAATCATCCCAAGGGCCGGTGTCTTCATATTTCTCGCGAACCTTTTCGGCTGCAGCAAGAGCGCCCTTCAGGATGTGCTCGTGAATTACTCCGTTCCCGTAGCGCTCCGTACCCTCTGGCACGATTTCAATATCACCCTGTTCCAAGTGGTACATACGATTCATATGCCGGTTGTACCAAACCTTGTCGACCAGTTCGTCCATAGCCCCCAGGATTTCCTGAAGGCCTCGCGTCTGATCCTCCCAGGCCCAGTCAAACTCATAATGGAACTCTTCAAGGTCAAGCAAATCCTCAATCGCTGTGCTAGTTGAGCTAAAGAAGAATGAAGCTTTGTCATCAAAGATGTCGGCAAAATCCGTGTGCGGCTTGCGATGATCCTTGCTAGAGAAGTCGTTAATGTTGTGTGTCACGAACCTGAAGCTTTCGTACTCGCCGGCATGTGCCGTCCGGAACTCTTGGAACGCCTCAACCAGTACAGCATCGGCCACGCTGTTCTTTTGCTTGTGAAATGGAGCTAGCTTGGCGATGGCACGCTCAGCAGCTTTGATTTTCGCGGCATCTGAGATGCTGATTTTGACAGCGCTGTCGAACAGACTCAGCACTCGGTTGACCGTGCCCTGTGTTGCTTCAGAAAGGATTGGTAGCCGGTGATTCACATCGTCCAAGGTCTCCAAGGCGGCGCCTTTACCTTCACCACCAAATGATTCGATGACACCCTTCACGACACGGAACTCACTGGCAAGTCGCTTTCTCGTGGCCTCAATCACCCTGTCTTTGTTGCGCTCATACTCAGTGCGTACCAAGTCCGGTAACAGGATTTTGATGTAGTCGGTTTGTACAAGGTGTTCGAGGGCGGTGAGCATTGGAAGCTCAGCCTTCTGGGAAGAAATATCGAGCCAGACGCACGTATCGAGCATTAAGAGATGCATTGACGCTCCTTGCGGTGTGTAGACAGCTAGACTTTGGTTCGGCCAGCACTGGATAATGGCCTATCAACATACAGGAGCAACAAATGTCCCGTCTCGCAGAATTCCGTGCCCTAGAGCAGCAACTGGCTGCTCAGCTCGCTGAGCTTGAATCGTTGAAAAATGACGATGGGCTCAAAAAGGAGATCGAGTTCGAACAGAAGCTCCGCGACTTACTCGGTGAGTACGGCTACAGCCTGCGCAATGTCATCGCTATCCTCGACCCTCAAGCTGCTTCTCGCCGTGCAGCTCCTGCTGTAGCTGAGAAAGGCAACCGCAAGCCTCGTCAGCTGAAGGTCTACAAAAACCCTCATTCCGGTGAAGTCGTCGAAACCAAAGGTGGCAACCATAAGACCTTGAAAGAGTGGAAGGGTCAGTACGGTGCCCAGGAAGTCGAGAGCTGGCTGGCTCAGTAAGACTTTTTGAGTACAAACAGGGGGCCCCACGAGGGCCCCTTTTTCATTTAAGGAATAAGTGAAATGCAGATCAAGAAGCCGCAGCACTTGCGGGCATTCCAGGAGCTTCTGGCAGGTACGCGTTATCTGCTTTGCGTAGATCTCGAAGCCACGTGCGATGAGTACCCTGAAGGCCTGACCGACGAGCAAAAGCTTGAGCACAAGCTGGCTGTTCATCGGGACGAAATGGAAACTATCGAGGTCGGCGCGGTGGTTCTGGATCTGCATCAAGACGCCAGGATCGTCAGCGAGCACACATGGTTCGTTCGCCCGGTGCTGAACCCTGTTCTGACAGATTTCTGCAAGCAGTTGACCACCATTGACTAGGTCGACGTCGACAGTGCCGGCACCTACAACGAGGTTCGTCAGGAGCTGGATGAGTACCTCGCGCCGTTCAAAGGTGAAGGCCTGATGTGGTGCTCGTGGGGGGACTACGACGCAAAGCAACTGGCCATGGATGCCGACCGAAACAGCTGCGAAGCCATGCTTTCCGGCTTGCCACACACGAACGCGAAGAAGTGGCACTGGAAAGTGCTGAACTGCCGTGCGATGGCTCTTCGGCCAGCCGTTGAAGATTGGGGTATCGAGTGGTCTGGTCAGTACCACCGGGGCATCGACGACGCTCGAAACCTAGGCGTGCTGGTAGGAGAGATCCTGCGAGCTGGCTGACCAGGCTGTGCCAGCAGTATGATGTCGCTTTTGAGTGCAATTGGGCCCTGCGGGGCCCTTTTCTTTGGGTGAAGGAAGAAACGGCAATGCTGGATTGGTGGGACAAGTATCGGGACAAGGCATTGCTGGTCGCATGCGGGGTGGCTTTTTTACTGCTTGTGTTGGTGAAGGTAAAGCTGGACGTCCCGGCGTTTATGAAAGGGCCGGACTGGAAAACCTGGGTCGATTTTTTCCAATCAGATGCCTTCGAAGACATAGCTGGCGATACGCTTACTGGCTTGATAAGCGGCTATATTTTTTATGTCTTGGTACAGAGGATGCCAAGGGTCAACGCTGAGCGAAAAGCCAAAAAACTGCTGAATTCGCTGGTTTCCGGACACGTTGAAAGCTTCCAAAAAGCAGAAATTTTCGGGCATTCAAGATCTCTGGCGGAATTTGACGAGCTTCGGATCGGAGATATCGAGGGCAACCTCCAAACGCTCCAGGGGGAGACTGAGGTGTCCAGCTTGCTGGCGATTTCCTACATGAGCAAGTGGAGCCATCAAATGATGTCGGATTCGCTGCAGGTAGCTCTGATGTTAGGAATTCCACAAGCACAGCTCTGGATGGAGCTGACTTCTAGGGTAGCTAAGATCAAATACCTGTCCGAGGAGGCTGACAAGGGTGGCGTTCTTGCGCGACAGCGCCAAGCAGTGGGCACGATAGGCGCCGTAGTGATCGGAGAAAATGCTTGTGAGGCGGATCAAAAATGGCACAAGGAAATCAAGCTTCAATCCACGAAGTTCTTCGAATTGGCGAAGAAGTGGGAGAAGATCAATAAGTAAGCACGGAGTATAGGGTCGTGCTATTGATGCAGCGCTGCACTTTACAATCGGGGTGCAGCATTGCTTTTACTTGAATGATTAGATGGAACGAAAAGTCTATTGAGAGCCGGCTTCCCTTCGGTGTGCTTCAAACCTAAACTCAGACCCGAATGGGCACACGTAAATGCCAGATGCTAGGCCCATCGTGTTCAAGTAGCCCGAGCATTGCGAGAGGAGCGCAAGCATCAGCTTTTCCTGACAGCTTGTTTTAGGACTACTGATCGCCTCTTTGAAGTCATCACTCATCGTAGGGGTGGTGATGGATAGGAGCTCAACTAGATTGATGCGTTCGTACATAATTCATACCTTTATTGTTGTTGTTTTGTTGTCAAACTACTCAGTGGCCAGACCGTCTCACAAGCTCTTTATATTGCTCCCGGCTAGCCAGCACTTGGTCTCGGATCTCTGAGACGTCGATTCTCATTGTTCCTGATGGGGTGACATGCAGGGTTTTGAGGGAGTTGATGGCTAAGATGAACTGCTCTTCCCGGATGTCCCAGATCGTCTTAGCTCTTTTGTGTCTTCCCAGTAGCGTAAGTATGAAGTTAATCATTGGGTACTACATTCACCCATTCTTCATTCTCCATCAGTCTTGCCAGTCTTGATATCTCGCTTAGATTGGTGAGGTCGTAAATCGATGTAACTAACTCTGTCTCGGTATCCTCACGATACATGATGGTCATGTCTTCGTCGTTGGAAAAGCTGCAGCGTGCATAATATTCGCCGTCGACAAGATCTACTGCGACTGAAAAACCACCCCTGTTAGGCCATCCGCGACTTTTGTAATCCTTGATCGCATCAATAACAGCGGCAGTGATTGCGCAGCCATAAACACGTTCAGTAGTTTCTTGCTCGTTTGGGATCTTGTCGCTCATATAAACATCTCTCTTTCGTTATTGACCGCTGAGCAGTCGTTGCATGTGATTAGTATTGCAATTGAGCTAAAACTTGATCAACCAATATTTTTTGCACCATGCCCCTTGAAAGCGAGAAAAAGAGCGAAACCCCCGCTGCAACCCCTGAAAATACAGATGGGTATATCAGTGGCATACCCATAAAATAATTTCACATTGCCCTTGCTGACAAACCTTGAGCTTTCAAATCGGCACGCAACTTGATAGCTTGGAGCTAGAGCTGCGAGGTGTCTTCATGGAAAAGTCGGAATCAATCAGTGAGCGCAAAGCTCGTGACCAGCGTGAAAAGGCTGAAGCGCTAGAAAGCATCAGCGCGGAAGAGATCCAGGCCGGCAACGAGATGCTAAAGCGGTTTGCGGCCAGTCCGGCTGGGAAGAGGCTCAAGCCCAGTGGCAGGCGGGCTTACAACTATGATGAGGATTGCTTCTACTAGCGTCCTTTCTCATTGGTCATTGAACCAGTTGGGCTTGAATGGCTCCTCCTCCAGAACGAGTTCATCGCTCCAGTAATCAAAGCGTAGCTGCCTGTTCGGGAGAGGCTGCAAAAGCCCACGTGCCTCCAGGATCTCATCAAGTACGCCGAGCTGGGCCTCTCTGTCGACCCGAGACATGCCAGCAGTAATGTCACCCGCGACAGCAGCAAGATCAAAGTCTTGGGTTGCAACCATTGGCCTGTGACGGTCGCCGTAGCCACCTGACATTAGCGTGATGACTTCCCCTTTTTTGATCTGCATAGTTGCTCTCCAGTTGACGAATCATCCTGCCGTGCTGGCGATTTGGAGTCAAACGGCGTTGTGATAGCTTGAACCCATGAACCGACACCTCTTTGACCTTGATCTGACTCGGGTTTCTCGTGATCACTACATCACCGGGAAAGCTGCGATCAATTTTCCGATCCCCGGTGTTACCACGGGTGGATGGCATTTCACCTCGTATTGGGATCGTGTTTCCGGGGTGTGCAAGGTGTCCCTCGCTGGCATCCACTTTCCTGACACCTCGACGTTTTTTGGTGAAGCGGGAGTATTGGATGCCACTCAGGTGCTGGCCGAGCGTGGATGGCATGCTGATGGGAAAACGGTCTGGATGGCTAATCATTGCAGGGCTGCTGCAGACATGATCGTCCGATGGGCTCTCAGCGACTCTCAACATTGCAGCGTGGAGATATCGGACTGGTTTCCATCGTCTGAGGATCGGCAGCATTTCCTTGATCTCATGGATTCTGCCAAGAATCGGCTCAGTGAGGTCGGGAAATTGGAGCGAGTGGAGCGCTGGCTTGATGGGCAGTCTTAACCTGGATGTCGAGGTCTCGACTGCACCTGCTGTCTGCCGTCTTCGCATATGAAATACACCCTAGTGGGTGACCACACGTTACGTTTGTAGACGAATGAATCGTCTTTCGAGCGGAATGCAGTGACATAGCTAACATTGGCTACCTCGTCGAGCTCACCTGCCGCGAAGTCATGCATGCAATCGTCGAACGTAACGCCTGGCTCCCTCTTTGAGATCGCGTGAGCAAAGTAGTCTCTGATAGACATGTCAGTGCCGTTGTAAATCCATTCATCTCTCATAGCGGTCTCCAAAAACGGCTCTGGCATCTAGCTTGTCTAGCGAGTGTACGTAATCGACAGGGATCTCGTAAGCCGAACGCGGCAACTCATGTCTCGAAACAAGCACCAGTGGTAATGGCTCACCCCATGGCCTGGCCAGCGCAGTCTGCAGGTCTTTGTCGTCAAACCTTTCGATCTGGCTGTCGGCGAGCTGGTACGCGCTGTAGCCCTGGGCTATGGCGTACTCAAGTTGGCTCTGGAACGAGAAGCGACCGCCCGTGGTTTCGTTGCCAGCGCTTAGAAGGATGGCTCGGTGTTGATGCAGGAGGTGATCGAGGAGTTGGAGCTTCAGGTCTGGGAGTGCCTGGCGGTGCTGCGGGGACATAGTCATTACGATGACTGGATAGACCACTTCGGAGCCGCAAAAGGGGTGGATTTTGCAGTGGCAAACCAGCTCCTGGGTGGCAGTGGTTTCGACGGCGATAACGGTCGTGCCGTGACCCTGTGTCGTCGTGACGTGGTAACCGTTCATGCTGAGCTCCAGGAAGGCCGCCCAGGGTGAGCGGCCCGCATCACTTTACTGCAGCGGGTTGGCAGTAGCGCCCAGCGAAGACTGATAGCAGCCGCAGCCGTACTCTTTCCAGTAGGCATCATCGCTAAGCGAAGCCAGGGTGGCCTGCTTTTGCTTGTAGTTCTCGATGCGGCTCAGGTTCTTGGACGTGAACGGGTGATTCGCTGGATCGAACGAAGTGTCCCCACTCTGGATGCGGAAATCGATGAACTCCTGGTTCTTCTGCACCAGTTCGTCAATGTCGGTCTGAAGCGCAGCAGTTGCGCGCTCTTTGCCGCGCTGAATGAAGAACTTCTTAGTGTCTGCAACTTCTGCATTGAAGCCGTCCATGTCCTTGCCGTTCAGGACTCTGGCGAACTCCTCACCGGCATAGCGAGAGTGAAGCATCTTAATGTTGCCAGCCATCTCAAGATATTCGTTATCTTTCATGCCTTTCATCATCGCCTTGAGCGACTGATCAGCAGAGGCCGAGGTAGTGCCATCGACTTCGGTTACCTTGGATTCACCGCAAGCGGTCAGCATGACAACGGCAAGAGCGAGCGCAATCTTTTTCACGTACAGCATTCCTTTGTGTTTGTATCACGTATGTGACGGAGAATTTTTAACACAAGGGTGATGGCAATTCAATATCGCGACTCGCTTTCTAGCTGGATTTTGTCTAAGTAGGGAACTAATCTGGTTTCGTGAGTTCTAACTTGTCACGGGTCATTACGATTTCTAAAAGTTTTCTCCTCAGGCTGCCGCATTTTACACTGTTCAGCCAACCCCGGCATCTTTAAGGGTCGAGATGACTCTATTGGCGAGAATAGTGCTTCGAGATTGAATTTTGGGGCTTTTGGTTTTACTTGGTCGCTTGGTGCCGGAGTGTAGTTGATTATTGGGTTTCCTGAGCCGAAAAACAGCTCAAAATTTGAGTGTTGCCAAGTAGCTCCATACTCAGGAGAAGATACATCCCAGTTCATCCAGTTGGTTGTCAAATTGAAATAAAAATTAAAGAAATTCTTCACCCTTGTTTGGCTAAAATTCCATGCTGATAATTCTTGACTGGTGATAATTTCGTTGTTTTTTATTCGAACTGCTACAAAAGCTTGCCTCAAGCTAGAGGTTGAGCCGTCTAAGCGCTCATGGCGTTGTGGCTCCTTGGGTATGATCAAAATGTCTTGGTCGTAAAGAAAGCTTCTTTTCAGCATGTCGCCTCTCGTTGTTTTTGTAATGTGGGCCTACTCTGTATTTTGGCAAGGAGATTTGGGTAAATCAATAGGTTGCTATCAAATAATGTTTGATTTGTGTTTTGCTCCATTAGTAACATACAAGTATCAGAAGAAGAGCTTGAGCTCTCGGGTAGAGATATGCAGACAGTCACAATTCGAGCTTTGACTCCGGAAACAGAAGAAATTTGCGCTATCCGCCTGGTTGGTGGGTTTGATTCAGAGCGTAAACATTACCCTGCCTTGAGTATTTTTCGCTTTGACAACAAACGGCACCTTGAGCTTCTGGCTGATTATGCCGAAGCGGGTTGTCCGGAGAGCATGGATCTGATTGAGCGTCTGATCATCGGCGAGTTGATTCATGCTAGGGATCTCGTATTTGACGGCATCCGTTTTGTGTTTGATGTACAGAGCTTTACTGAGCCAAAGAGTTTGAGATGGCTCGCTCGGGAAGTATTGGCGCAGATCATCGAAGAATAAAAAGGAGAAAACGATGACTAAAAAATCGAAAAGGTCAGGAGCTAATCGGGAAGTGCTTCCTATGGTTCAGAAGGTAGAAGCGTACTACCGAGCTCGTGATGCATTCCGCGAAGGTAATTATGCTATCGGGATGAAGGAGACGCTGCTTTCTCTTGCAAGCGGTGCTTTTAAGCTGAATGCAAGAAATCTGTATGAGCTGTGGGAGGCTTCTATTGAAGGGGGGCGTGGTTCAGATGAGCTCTTCCTAACCATGGTTGATCAAGGCTTTGTTGAGGAGATACTTATCAAAGCCAAGACCGGCAAGATTGAAATCATCAACGAGTTTCTGGCCGCTGTGCAAAGAATCGAGATCAGTGAAAGGGAGCGAATTTTGAGAGCTGTGGTGTAGTCAAGAGTTATTTTGCAAAAAATCCCCCTTGCCATTTTTTATGATATTATGGCGTTACAACATAAAACAACAATAAAAGAATCCTCGGGGGATTTAATCAATGTTGCAGCGTCATAATTCGCTTGTCGTTCTTCATGCTTACGGAGATGACGAAGGCGAAAACGAGCCAGGGGCTCAACCCGAAGTAGACCTTTCCCATCCTGCTGTACAAGCTCTCTTAAAAGAAAGAGATGCTCGTCACAGCGCCGAAATTGCTGGGCTAGTAAGCAAGAAGAATGAGTTGCTAGGCGAGATCAAGACTAAAGATGCTCGGTATAAGGCTTTCGAGGCTCAGATTCAGGATCAAGAAGACCTAGAAGCTTACAAAGCCGGCAAGCTGGATATCACTGCGTTTTCTGACAAACGAGTAAATGCCGCCGTTGAGTCCTACAAGGGCATCCTGAGCGAAAAAGATACCAGCATCCAAGAACTGGAGAAGAAACTCCAGGAGTCTGATCTTCGCATCAAACGCATGCACGTCTCGCAGACAATCAACCAGCTGGTTCTGGCCAATGAATTTGTACACAAAGAGGCTGCTGAGGACATCGCTGAATTCGCACTGCGCGAGGGTGAGCTTGATGCTCAGGGCGTACTGGTATTCCGGGACGAATACGGAAACATTAAGTTGGGCCGGGATGGAAAACCTCTGCAGAGCAAGGAATGGCTGGATGGTCTTCTTGTTCGCAAAAAATATCTTGCTAAGGATCTGCCTGGTTCGGGCGGGAAACAAGGTACAGGTGGCGGCGCAAAGACTGTTAGTCAAAAAGAATGGCTGCAGATGATCATGAGCTCCGACAAGGCTACTGAAAAAGACCTGATTGCCAAACGGGCCAAGGGCGAAATTGTAATTCAGGGCTGAGGCTGTAATTCGAGCCGCTGCGTGCGGCTCTGTAAATAGTTGTACAAAAACCAATAACAATAATAAGAAAGGTTTTTTTGATGAATCGACAAAACAAGATCGTGGCTCTGCGAGCTTACGGTAACGACTTCCAGGCGCTTCAGTCTGAAGTTATTTTGACTACTGCTCTAAAAGAGCTGGTCAGCCAGTTGACCATGCCTAACTTGATTACCGTCGACACCCAGGACGAATCGAAGAAAAAAGGTGACACCGTCCAGGTTCAATGCCCTGTTGTTTTCAAAGAGGCACTGGAGCACGGCGAAAGCTCAGTTGCTACTGACATCGTAGAGCAAGTTGTTGACGTCAAACTCAATCGCCAGCCTTACGTCGAGTTCAAAATGTCGGATCGCGAGTACAACTCGATGATCCAGGGCACAATCCCCAAGGCATTGCAGGGGGCGATCAACATCTTGGCGTACACCATTAACGCAGCGTGCGTTGATATGTATAAGGATGTTCCGCATTACTCCGGTGACCTGACCTCCAAAAATGAACGTACTCGCTTTGACCTGATCAAAGGCAAAACGGGCATGGATCTGCTTAATGCATTTGGCGTCAGGAGCCTGACCGTCACCAGCGAAACCTCTGCTGATTTCCTTAAAGATTTCACCAGCGGCAACGACCAGACGGCAGAGCGCGATGGCATCATCGGTCGCAGGCTCGGGTTTAACATCTACGAGGAAAACCAGGCTGTTACTCACCGCGCTGGTACTGCGTCTGCCGATGCCAGCATTAAGACGAGTGCAATTACTCCAGCAGGCTCGTTCATGCTTTCCGTGTCTGGTGCAACTGCAGGAGCGACATTCAAGCACGGCGATGTGATCACAATTGCCGGTGTCAACGGTTCGTATTCCGTTGCTAGCGACGTGGTTGCAGTCGGCGGTTCTGCAGTTGTCACGCTTACTAACGCACTGGAGGTCGAAGTACCGGCTGATGCTGCAGTTACCGTAATTGGTGATCACAGGGTTGACGTAGCGTTCCTCAAAGAAGCGTTTATGATCGTGTTCCGCCAGTTGGAAACTCCGACTAATAGCGGCAGCACTACCATCAGCTCGCTGACCGACCCGAACACTGGTATTACCCTGAGGCTGCTCAGCTGGTACGAGCCAAAAACTGAGTCGACCCATTGGAAGCTCGAAACACTGTTCGGTGTTAAGGCAATCGCTCCAGATCGTGCAATCCGCATCGGCGGACACTAAATTCAGGACTGATGTCTAGGTTCTGAAGCTTACTAAGCACACCCCGCCAATGGCTGCGAGCAGCGTATGCGGGGTTTTTCTTCTCTAGGAGCGAATATGAGCGCACAAGCATCAAAAACCCGTGAAGGGGAAGTCTTACCTATCGTCATGCCCGGTGAGTTCAGAGGGAAATCCACGCTGTCAGCGGGAACAACGTTTACAAGCCAGGCAATTAAAGGGGAAGCGATCTACATCTTTTGCAAATCTCTAATTCACATCGCCGAAGGCCCAGCCGTTACTGATTCAGACGCGCCTATCGATGCACGCGGTGGCGTCTATTTGAATGCAAATAGAGGGCGTCCGGTGAGCGTGCGGCTGCTCGACGGGGAAGATCCCGCGATGGTCTGGATTCACGAAGTGAGATGAGTCGATGAATATTCCGGGTCGAAATCTCTTGTCGCTTACCGTGTACCACCTGCGTCGGGTTGTGCGCCTGGTGATCGGCTCGCCAGTGATTGATGACATCACTGTGAATCCTGATGGGTCGGTGACTGTTGGCGGTAGTGGTGGGGCGCCTGGGCAGACCATCGTCGTGACGTTCCCTGATGGTTCTGTCGGCACTGGCGTTGTCAGCAACGGCGGCAATTGGTCGGTGACGTCGCCAGGTGCTGTGACGCCCGTGCCGAGTGCGCCGGATTTGGTTGTTGATCAGGTGCCCACCCCTGTTACACCCACTACTCCTGAGCTTGGTGAGATCAAGCCAGGAGATGGTGGTGGAACTGTTGTAGGCGGCGGTGGTGCAACCCCTGGTGATGATGTCGAGGTGACGCTGCCTGGTGGCGAGACCGGATCTGGCGAGGCTGATGGAGATGGCGACTGGGAAGTTGAGTTTCCGGATGTTCCATATGATCCAGATCTCGATCCCGGCGATGTTGGGGTTGTCACGAATCCCAAGCCAGGTGAGCCCGTTGTCGACGACGTCACGGCGAACCAAGACGGCTCAGTGACGGTTGGCGGCAGCGGTGCGAATCCAGGTGATCAGATCACCATTACCTTTCCTGACGGCACCACGGGTACAGGTACTGCTGATGACAATGGTGATTGGAGCGTTGTCTCTCCCGGTGCGCAGACCCCTGAAATCAAGCCAGGTGATGTGGTCGTAGAGGCTAAGCCAGATCCGATGGCGGGCTCAATCTCTGCACTTGACGCAATCTATGCCGACATTGCTGGCTTCGAATTCGTGGAGGTTGATGATGGCGGAAACTACATCTCATGGGAGCGGTTCGTTGAGCAGCTCAAGCGGATTGTGGACATCAACGAAACTGCTACCAAATCCATCAGCTTCGGTGGCGTATACGGCTTACCCAAGCGTGTCTTGAAGCATGGCGATACGTACATCGCCGCTTTTGACGGTAGCTACGTGATCTTCAATAGTGCGCAGCAGCTTGCCGAGGGCACTGCAAGGATCGTGGAGAAGAACTACATCTCCGACCGCGCCTGCGATGTGTTCAAAACCGAGCTGGGCACGTACTACCTGAGGGGTGACAACGGTGCTGACCGACTCACGGGCATCGATGGCACGGACACCAGACTGACCTTGGACATTGCCGGCGCTTTCGGTGATACCAGGCTTCCAGCAATGGCTACCCTAGGTGGCAAAGATTGGCTAGTAAACACAGACTTCAGCATCTCGTACCTCATCGACTCGGACAGTCTGCAGGTCACGCCAGGCCCAGTGCTCGACGATGTGACACTGTTGATCGACGGCACGGGCAATGAAGTCGTCTCTTCGGGCGGTCGAGTGTTTGCGAGCATCAAGCGCCCAGACGCAACCACGGCAGTAGTAGAGCTCACTGCGGGTGGTTACACCCTGATCAGTGAGGGGGGCGGCAAGCTCGTGGCCGGTGACGACTACCTGTACATCCTGTACGGCCAAGACGTCCGCAGAGTCGACTACAACAATGGGTCAGAAAAACTAATCACTTTGGACAGCGCAGTAACGAGCGGCTACGCAAGAGGTGACTTCGCAGTCTTCCTGAACGCTGATGTCTCACTGACAGTCACCTACGACGCCGGGGCTACATTCGAGAAAATATTCCCTGTCGAAGGTGATTCAAGCCTGAAGTGGCTAGATGTCGAAGATAACAGCCTAGTCCTAACTCGTAACTACAGAGACTTTGATCTGCTCGAATATAAGCTTGTAGAAGAGTGATACAATATCAACACAATAAGATTTGCATTCAAAGCAAACAGGAATACTCATGGCGACAAATAAAAAACATCCGGACGACTTTCCTGTATGGGATGGCAATCAAAATTCAAAGCTGCATGCTTACCGCCCTGGTAACTCTCAGTCAGTGAGTATCAAGCAAATTGTAGATGCTGCAGTTTCCTTGAGTGATCACACAGCTGATATCGAAGCCACTAATACTCTAGCCCAGCAAGCAAAAGATCGGGTAACAATCGTTGCAGAAGATTTGAACAAGCTTGATGATCGAGTTGCAGTTCTCGAAAGTAAGCCTGAAGCTGGAACCGCAAAGCTTCCTGGTCGTTACGAACTAGGCTCCTACTGCATTGCACGAGATGTTGTCGGAACAAGAACAGGCGACTATTACGAAGCATCGGCTGGCACGGGTATTACGATGATGGCACTGGACGGAACGGCAGGAGTAGCGCCGGGTGTCGGTACATGGCGTCAAATGTCTTGGAAGGTAAATGGCGGAACTAATTATATTGCCAGATCTACTATCTGGATGAGGATCGCATAATGGAAGTTAGAAATCCGCGAGTTAGCGGAAATGGTGGCTACGACTGCGAGGTCAATCACGAGGTGTATGGCTGGATTCCGTTTACTGCTCACCCAGACGACATCATTGAATACGGTTGCCAGATCTACCACGAAATCCATGAGGGCATACACGGTGAGATCGGAGCATTTGTAGCGAACGTGATGTCCAGAGACGAAGTCGAAAGCCTTCGCAAAGCTGCTTACGCTAATGAATTCACCGGCAGTGATCGGCTATTCGCTGAAGCTCAGAGGATGCAGTTAATGGGCGAAGCAGGCTGGGAGGCGGTAAAGGATAAGGCTATCGCTAGATTTGAAGAGATCAAGGCCGAGTATCCGTGGCCAGACACCTTGGAGACAAACAATGAGTAAAAATTCGGTGTGGCTGGAGCTGGCCGGTGATCGAGTGCTTGTCGATGCGGGGAGTGCTGCGGACGGGTACTGGCGTGGTCTGGGGTATGGGGAGCCTGGGGCTTCTCTGTCTGAAGAACCTGTGACTGTGGAGAAGCCTGCGCGGAAGCCGAGAACAAAGAAATCGGCTGAAGATCACTTAAAGACTAAGCTCGAACTCTAGTAGATCTGCTTTTCTCTCTTCAAGATTTTCGTAAAAGTGGTCTATTTTTTTAAGCAGATCACTACCAACGTATGAGTCGTACTCATCTGGCGCCAGTTCATGTATGCAGAAGCGCTTGATCCGCACAAAAAGCTCTTCACCATGAGTCTTCCGCTCATCTACAAATTTGTCGCTCCAATACCTGGCCTTGAACTCACCCAAAGTTTCACCGTCAAAGTCATCTACGTTCATAGTCCAATGTCGTCTTCGATACGCATGCCTTTCATAATGCTTTCATTGTCGAATATTTCTAGTGCCTTAACCCGTACCGCTTCGGCAATCTCGGTGATGGTTTTTGAACCATGGTGTATAGCGTGGTGTTGATCTTGCGTGGCACGCTCAATTACTTGGAAGTACAAACTCTCGCCATGCTTTTTTAGGGCCTGGTGGAATGGGTTGTTCGGATCGAAGTTTTCGACCGCTGATTCCAATGCTGATTTCAGGCTCACAACACATCCCTGATTAAAGTGTTACAATAAAAATATAGACTCACATAATAATAAGAAGAAAGACTAATGTCAATTTCTCAATCTGTGGCCATTGAGTCCACAAAGCTATCTGGCGTTACTGCGTCAGGGCTCATAGTCTGCGGAGTAACTCTAAGTGACTGGGTTCTAATACTCACAGCTATTTCCGTCGTGCTCGGTGTCTATTTCTCATTCAGGAGGCATGTTAGAGAAGAGCGCGCTAGCAAACGTGAAGCGGCGGAGTCAAAGGATGGCGATTAGCAGGCTGCGGGCTGCGATAGCAGCTGCCACTTTATCCATCGCCACTATAGTTGTTTCTACTCATGAAGGTATCGAGACAAAGGCTTATCTAGATCCTGTAGGAATACCGACAATTTGCTATGGTCACACGGCGACAGCTAAATTAGGACAAAGCAAGACCAGCGAGCAATGTGAGGCGCTACTTCAGAAAGATCTCTTGGTGGCGATAGGTGATGTTGAATCTAGGGTTAAAGTCGATCTAACTATCGAGCGTCGGGCTGCACTTGTCTCTTTTGTTTACAACGTTGGCGGCACGAAGTTCGGTAGCTCCACACTGCTGAAGAAGCTGAATGCGGGTGATCCTGCAGGCGCATGTGCCGAGCTGTCGAGGTGGGTGTATGCCAGGGGCGTGAAGCTGAACGGGCTGGTTACAAGGCGAGCGGAAGAGCGGGCGCTGTGCGAGGTGGGGCTATGAACAAGTACCTGCTGATCGCCATTTTTACGACCGTAGCTGTCCTTGGCGGGCTTGTACTCAAGGGGAATCGTGATGCCCTGCTGCGTGAAATCGACGAAGCCAAAAGCCAGGTTGTTCAGCTTGAGCGCCAGGCGCAACAGGCTACTCAAGCACTCCAGGCCAGAGATGAATTAGACAAGCAGCGGTTCAAGGAAATGAGTGATGCAAAAAAACAGATCGACAATCTTCGTGATCAGCTCGCTGTTGGCACTAAGCGCGTGCTCGTCCATGCCAGCTGCCCACCTGCAGTGTCAGCCGCTGCCGGCACCACCAGCTTGGATGATGCAAGAGAGCCCGCGCTTACAGCCATTGCTCGACAGGATTATCTACGTCTCAGAGAGCAAATAATCACGACCGAGGCACAGCTTGCAGGGCTACAGGAATACTACCGTCAGGTCGGCCAGGGGGCGAAGTAATGGCGTCACTGGCGAACAAGACGATCAAGCACCAGATTGCGATGCGTGGCCAGTTCACCAGGATCGCAAAGCAAGCTGCGTTGCACCTGCAAGCGCTGAAGGTTTCTGTGAAAGCTGAGCTTGATGAAGCAATGAAGGCCAGGAACTGGAATGCGGTAGCGCGCCTCAGGAAGACTTTCGTGACAATCGATAAGCTCATCGCTGATGAGTACGAGCTCATGTCCGATACCCTCAGGCGCGAGCTCGGAGACCTCTTTGTTTACGAGTCTGAGTTTACGAGCAAGCTCCTGGGCTTCGATTTCACAAACTCGATGGTCACGGAAAAACTGGTTGAGTCGATTGTCAGCAACGATCCATTTGACGGCAAAATTCTTGGGGAGTGGCTCGACGAGCAGAAGCTGGCAACACAGATCAAAGTGAAGCAGACGATTCGCCTGGGTGTGTTGAATGGGCTGTCGACGTCGAAGATCGTTGATGCGTTGTATGCAGAGCCAGGAAATCCCTTCCTCGGTGCTAAGCGCAATGCGGAGGTGATGGTTCGTACAGCATCAGCTCACGTCACATCGCAAGCTTCGCTGAAGACGTTTGAGCGGGTTGGGTTCGAGTCGTATCAGCTCAGTGCCGTGCTCGACTCACGTACCACCCCGGTGTGCCGGGCGCTGGACGGGAAGATCTACAAGACGACGGACAAGGGCCGAAAGGTGCCTCCTTTCCATCCGGGGTGCAGGACAGTGATGATCGCTGTGACTGACGACGAACCGGCGTTCACTGATGGATATGAGGACTGGCTCAGCAAGCAGAGTGACCGAGAGCAGGAAGCGATTCTGGGCCCGGCGAGATACAGGCTGTGGAAGTCCGGGCAGCCGCTGGAAAGCTTCGTCGATCTTGACACGCATCACGTCATTCCTCTGGACGAGCTGAGATCAAAAGAAGTTTTTCTTAATCAAACATGACTCGTATCGACCGCTCGCTGCTACCCCCACTACTGTCCTGCTTTTATTCTTTCTTCTAAATAGAGACCTAGTAGTGGGGGTGACCACACACCCGCCGAGGGGCGAGAACCACCCACAACTTTGGCTAAGAGAAACGCTTTTATGACATACGCAAGCTATCAAGACTTCAGAGACGAGTTTGGAGACGACGACCTGCCTGATGACGCAGAAACCAGAGTCGTCAGAGCTATCGACCGCGCATCCCGGCTCGCAGACACCTACATCCGTTCAAACGGCATAGCAGTGCCCTTGGTCGACCCGGTAGCTATCGCAGACGTCCGTGGCTCCGTGCTGGATATCGCCCGATACAACGCTTGGCCGGACACTGACAATGAAAACCTCCGGAAGCGCTACGAAGACGCCCTGGGCTTGCTGGAAGGCATCGCCACGGGCAAGATCCACCTGGTCTCGCAGGGGGAGACAACGACTGGCTCACGGCTCACTAACATTCGCTTGTTCCGAGCCTAACCATGCTACCGATCATAACTAGGGCCATCGCCGCATCATCAACGGGTGATCGCTCGGTCGAACTCGTTGCAAACACGAAGCAGCTCCAAGCCCTCGCGCAAAAGATCAAGAAGCTCGGCCCGAACAACCAGCACGTCCGAGCAGGCTTGCGGGAAGTCGCTGCGATTTGGGAAAACCGAATTAAGTCAAATTTCCGAAAGTCGCAAGATCCGTATGGTAATCGATGGGCAGACCTGAAACATCGAGAGGGTCAGCCACTGATAGATACTGGAATGCTGCGCAACAGCATATTCGGTGAAGCCCGTGGGCTTAGTGTTGTACTCGGCTCACCTCTGGAGTACGCAGATACTCACCAGGATGGGATTAACGTAACTAAACGTATGTTCCTCCCAAGCCAAGAGAAGGGCCTTCCAGAAACTTGGAAGAATGAATATGTTAAGATAATGATAAAGCACATAGAGCAATCACTCGTATGAATATCACTGATCACATGGAGCTTGTCAAACAGCAACTTGAGAAACTGCCATGCCGCCCGACCATAAAATTCTTTTCAGGCCAGCTCCAAGTAGAAGATCTCAAGGATATGAAGATGGACGGAGTACGACCGCATATCCTGCTGTCATGCGTTGGCGGTAAGTTCCCAGAGCGCAAGGACAGGATCAGACTAGAAGCAGATGTACTCTTCGGCGCATGGGTAATTGCCAAGGTCGATAAGGATTCAATCGGTATGTCGAGCATAGCGGCCAACACCGCATGCGAAATCGCGAGGTCGATTGAGAACTTCAGCGGCGACATTAACAAAAACACCAAAATCCCAGCTCTTGATTCAATCAACGAGTCATTCAATGGCCAGAAAGACAGGGCTAACTATAGCGCCTGGTCGGTAATTTGGGGCCAAAGAATCGTGTTAGACTAGACACAACAACACCATAACAATAATAACAAAGGTGCAATTATATGTATGCAGGTCTCAATACCACGGTCGAAACCGTAGGGTATATCGGTAATGGTGCTGTTATGGCATCCAACGTAAATAAGTCGAGCGGAAAACCAACTGGCGGTTACTGGAACCTCGGCATGATCAGCTCTGCAGTGATGGCTATCTCTACTGATTTTGTGGAAATGCAGGACACCATGTCTGGAACGATGGGTGTCGCCAAAAGGCAGAAGACCAAAACAACTGTAGAACTCACGCTCAACCTGAAAAGTGTCAGCGCAGAGAACGTTGCGCTTGGTGCGTACTCACAGATCGTCAAAGACGCAGCTGAGTCCAATAAGAAATTTAAGGATGTCGCATATAAAGGCAAGGCAATTGTTCCTGACGGTATCATTGCGTCCGTTGACAGCATCACGGATGTCGCGACATCAGACGCTCTAGTTGAGGGTACTGATTACCTGGTCAGCAACGGCCACATATTTTTCCCAGAGGAGGGTGCTGTTGAGGACGGAACTGAAGTGGAAGTTATTTACTCTACGGTCAGTACCAAGCGCCTTGAAGCACTGATAAACTCCGACTTGAACCTTTGCCTTGTATTCGATGGGTTTAACGTAGGCAGAGGGAAGTCTCCGGTAAAAGTTACTATGTATAATGTCTCGATCAGTCCGATGAGTCAGCGTCAGCTTATTAGTACAGAATACGGAGACCTTGAGCTCAAGGGTACTATCCAGCTCGCTCCGTATGTCACAGGATCGGATCTCTCCAAGTATTACAAAGAAGAGCACGCAGACTGAATCATAGAGCAAGGGGCCAGCCGGCCCCTTTTTTACAGCTTGAATTCCAGATTTGGCTGTATGGCAAACTGCCAAAGTGGGAGTTGCTCTCCAGTATAGCCGTCTGGAATTTCGATAGAGAAGACTTCAGGGTCAACTTTTGTGTCTAGGGCGTAGATCTTGCTTTCGTAAACGGTACGCTCGTTGTACGCACTCGTTACCATTGAGCTGAATGAGCCTAGCATTGCAAACCCTTGCTCCTCCTCCCATGGCCCATCAGGATAAAACTCGTATTTAATGGACTTGACCCGATCCCCATTCATCTCTGCCAAGGGGTTCTCGGAAGTCCAGTCGCCAAATCTTATGAGGTAGAATGCTATATTCTTTTCTTTGTCAGATATAATCTCTTTGCCGTCGCAATATAACTTTACGTCACCAATGACAATCAAGGCTTGACCGTCTTCGTTTACTTCAGAGCCCTCATCTAGCTTTGTGATCAACTCAATGCCGAGCTTAGGCTTTGTGCCGATCATTCTGTCGCCGAGCGTTATCATTTCACTTTTGGCATAAGCTTCTATGAAGTTTGTTGTGTACTTGTTTTTGTGCTCAGTCATTGAGCTCTTTGACAGAAGAGTCCACTTTCTTAGTCTGGAGAAATAGATAGCGAATTTTACTGTTGTTCCTTGTAGTCGTGCGTAGTTTTCCAAGCGCTCTACATAGTCTTTCCGGAATTCATAATCTTCTTTAGGATCTCCATGGTGACAATTTTTCACCTCCACTAGAAATCTCGTCCCGTCATTGAGTGCAATGGAGTAGTCAGGTGCCTGGACGTTCATGCCGGCAGCGAAAATTGCTCCGCTATCCTCCTGCTTGACCATCACACACTGACCTAAAGCTCCGGCAACATGTGCGAACAATGCTTCTACCCGCTTGCCGTTCAGCAGGTTCTGATTTTTCAGGGAAGATTTAAGCGACTTGCCTACCTTGTCCAAAAAGTCGTCAATATCTTTTTCTTCTTCGATTTTATAGTCATTGTCTCTGCTAACAGCAGTGAAGAGCTCAATGGGATCGAATTTAAGAGGATTTCTTGGCATGCGTTTCAAGACTTACTCCTTGTCAAATAGCCAGCGTTGAGAATCATGCTTGATAGTGACTACTTGGCAATTCACTATCGGATTAATTAAGTCGAATCTACGAAATGCCCGCATAGCCTCACTGTCGACCCGCTCCGGAGCCTCCGTGACAAGCCATCGAACAGCCTGAATGAATTGACCGTGGCCAAAGACAGCAACAGTGCCAGGCATTCCATGCAGCTGGCGCAGCGATTCCCTGGCACGCTGTATCAGGCTCGCGAAAGACTCAGTGCCTGGCCCATCGAGACATTCCGGATCGGCAGACGTCCAGTAACTCTCGACCCAAGGTCGGCGATCAGCAGCCGTGGTGTTCGCGCATCTGGATGGAGAAAGGTACGTGAACTCTTCCACCGGCCAGACCTCAACCGGCACGCCTGGGAAGCGCCCAATGGTTGGCTTTGCAGTATCAGCGGCTCGCTCGTAAGGAGAAGTGACGATCAAGGTCGGCGCCTGCAAGAACGTCTCAGCGACAGCTCGTGCTTGCACCCAGCCCAGGTCGGTCAGTGGAATAAGTGCAGGGTCGGATGTTGCGGTGCCGGCGTTGGCAGCACTTTCGCCGTGCCGAACGAAATGGACAGTCAGCATACGATTGTCTCCAGCTCGTCGCGGGCAGCACTCTCGGCAATCCTGAACAGGTGATCGGTCAGCCGGTGTACATGCTCAGCACCTGCTTCCTGCAGCAGATTTTCCATAGCTTCTTTTGCCTCTGCGTCATCCCGCTTGTGCTGCAAAGTGAATGCGATGCAGTTGAAAACGCAGTCCAGCAGATCAAATCGATAACCAGGAACCGACTCGGAATCCAGCAGGTAGTCGAGCGCCACATCCTCCGGCATGTCATACCCACAAACCTGGAGCACGGCGATACTTTGACGACAAACGTAATCATCACGTTCTGCTGGCGTCAGTTCAGAAATCTTCTTCATCATGGCCTCATGCCATCTTTGAGCTCAACGCATTCTTGACTGTCGCCACATCTGTGTCAATCGAAATGATATGATGTGCATATAAGAATAATAATAAGAAAGGCCCATCCATGTCTCTGCTCGATCTTGTTGTTCCGTTTAAAAAAGTTGTCATTACACAGGCTATTGGAAAGGAGCCTGAGAAGTCACTCGATGTTTACGGGCTGACTACTGAAGACTTTGCTCGTCTCGCAGATGAACACGCCAAGATCCTCGCCGCTATTTTCTTCCACAACGCAAAGGAAGGAAACAATTCCAGCGATAACTCTAAAGTCGTCCTTCTTCAATTTCCGGCTTTCGGAGCCTCTTGCATTGCCTTGGGCTGCAAGCAACCAGAAGCGGCTGATCACATCAGAAACTTTCCACTGATGACTCAAGTAGAGCTTCTTTCTACTGTGTTGGCCCTCACATTTCCAGAAGGTCTAAAAAAAAGTCTGGAGAAACTCGCCCCGACAATCGCACTGATGATCAAATAATTGCGGATTACGAGCGAGAGCAAAAAAGAATTCGCGAGTACGGGGAGCCTGATCCAGTTGCAGACTACCTGGGCACGCTGGTAGCTAGCTGCGAATTCCTTGTTAGCTGTGGTCACAACTCAGCTGAGTTCAACCCCTATGGCTACTCGATCAAAAAACTATTCAAGCTAGTTGAAGTTCAGCGTGATCTTCGACGTTCGGAACTTGCGGGCGAGCTGTACGCCCAGCACCTGAGTCGTATCGCCTGTGTTTCTGGGGACGCAAAGCACTTCAATGAACTGATGACCAAAATAGCCGGAGAAGAATAATAATATGGCTAGCAGCGCAGTAATCAATTTAATCCTCAAAGCAAAGGATGAAGCGTCCGGAATACTCACAAGTGCAACGGCAAAGGTCACAGCCCTGGTTGGTGCCTTCGCGGGCGCTGTCGCAATCAAGGAAACTGTTCATCAGCTGACAGAGCTTGATGCTGCAGCAAAGCGCCTGGGCGTCTCTATGGAAGATCTGACGGCAGCACAGTATGCAGCTTTCAACGGCGCGAACGTCCAGCCCGATCAACTGCTGGATGCCCTTGATGAGGTGCGGATCAAAGTCGAGGAGTTCAGCTCCATTGGCTCTGGCGGCGGCGTCGACTTCTTTGAGGTTATGAATGTTGATGTTGCCAAATTCAATAAACTCAATCCCCTTGAGCAGTTGCAGAAGATCTCCGAAACCCTGAAGGGCATGTCGGACAACTCCGCATTTACTTTTCTCGACCAGATCGGCTCTGACGCCCTTAGAAACCTTCTACCCGTACTGAAAAATGGTGGAGAAGAGTTCAAGCGACTCATGGAGGAAGCCAAGCGCTTCAACCTGACGCTGAGCGACACTGAAACTATCGCTGTTAGCAAGCTCGGAAAGTCGTTCGCCCAGCTTGAAAAAGTCGGAAGCACAGCTTTCAGCAAAATGCTTGCCGACCTATCGCCTCAAGTGACGGCGGTAGTACAGCTGGTGACTGAGTCAATAGTAAACATATCCACTGATGTCGGGGCTCCGGTTAAGAGCATCGGCGACAAGTTTACTGACATGTTTGCAGGCATCTTGGGTGGGCTCGTATTCGCAGGGAAGATAAAGGATACGTTCGACGTCGTATTCAGTTTCCTTGGCGAAGGCGTGTTATTTACTGCGGAGCTCTTCCTGCGCGGCCTGGACACCATTGATGCTGGCTTCGTCAAGACAGCAAATGGGATGGCTAATGTCTTCAGGTCTGCGTTTGCTACCACGATTGGGCTTTTCAATTCTACGTTTGTCCAGCCGATTCAGAATTTCGCTGACGCTTTTGATTTAACTGGTGCCTCAGAGAATATCAAGAAGTTCCAGAAAGGCGTCACTGATCTCCAAGGATCGTATAAAAAGCCGATTGAAGTCGCCAAGAGAAGTGACATCGACCAATCCATTAAGGGTGTACAGGAGCTTAGACAGAAACTACACGAAGTCGGCCAGGATAACTTCCGCATCCTGAATAGCGATGAAGATGAGAAAGCCGCAGATGACTTCCTTAATAAGTACAAGATTCAGGTAATTAAGAACGAAGACGATCTTCAGAAAGAGCTAGCGGCTAGAAAGGACAAGTCTAACCAGGCAAACATCGCAAAGCTCCAGACCAAAAATGCTGAGGCATCAGCAGCCATTGCAGCGACCCAGGCGCAACTACAGGCTGATCTCGCCAAAAAAGAGATCGACATCACCATTTCGAAGATCGACACAAAAAAACAGGTTGAGATTTCCGAACTGCAAGAACGGGCTCGTCGCGAAAATTTATCGGCAGTTCAGATCGCTGATGAGAAGTTCAGGATCGAAATGGAAGCTGCGAAGAATCTAAGCGAGCAGAAAAAGCGTTCTCTCGACGTCGATATCAAAGCGCTCCAGGGAAGCCTTGCTGGACAGCAAAAGCTCCTGGCAGTCACACAGAACCTAAATGACCGACCAGGCATCCTTGCAACGATCAATCAACTCGAAGCAGACATCACCTCCAAGCGAGCCGATCAAGCCACTATCGGCGCAGAGCTCGTCAACCAGTCCGCCTTGCTCAAAGCCGACCGTGCTGCAGAGGTTGGACAGATCAGACAGCAACTGGCTCAGATCAAATCTGACGCCCAGATCGAGCTCCTGGCCATTGGCGGCGATCAGTTCAGCGCTGACATCAAGAAAATAGAGGCCGACTTCAAGGAATCGATCAAAAACATGGAGAGCCTCGGGGAAGACTCGACGGCAATCCAGAAACTGATCAGTGCGAAGAAAGCTCAGGCAGAGATGCAAGAGATCGAGCGTCAGTACGCCAGTTTGAAGTCAAAGTTGGAGAGGCACCAGATCTCGCCGCTCGACTATCTGGATCAAGCAAACAAGCTGGAAGAAAGGGGCACGAAAGCTGCCGAGGTCACCGGCAACCCGGCAGATCTCGACAAAGTTAAAAAGTCGGCCCAGGACGCTCGGGCTGAAGTATTCGATTTGCAGACGCTGACGGATAATGTGTCAAGCAGCCTGCAGGGTGGATTGGAAGGTCTGTTCACTGACTTCATATCAGGGACAAAGTCCGCAAAAGAAGCGTTCTCTGACTTCGCTCAAGGCGTCCTGACTGAGGTGTCGAAGATCATTGCGAAACTGCTGATTCAGTTGGCCATCCAGTCGATGCTCTCAGCCTATACCGGTGGTGCCAGCGCGGGTGTGGGAAGCCTGATGGGAATGATCAGCGCGGGTGTGAACCACGAAGGTGGGATGGCGGGCGGAGTTGGGAGAAGTAGGGATATAACTCCCCTGGCATTCATTAACGCGGAGTATCACCACGAAGGTGCGCTCGCAGGAACACTTGGGCTTAAATCTAACGAAGTAGCTGCAATCCTTGAAAAGAATGAGGAGATCCTTCCAACTACAGATCCGAGACATCAATGGAATATTGGCAAGGGCAGTAGTAGGCAGGTGGATAAAGCGCCAAGAGTTACCGTTAATAACATGATTGACTCGATGTCCATCGCCAGCGTTATGGAGGGTGCTCATGGAGAGGCAGCGATCATGAACGTTATTCGCGCCAACAGAAATGAGATAAAGAATATGTGATAAAATATAGTTACTGATCGAGAAGAATAATAACAATGACAGTGGCTATATCTACTTATGCCAGTGGCGCAGACTGGCTCACATCTCTTTGTACTGATCTTTTGCCGTCAAACGGGTGGTCGGTAGTCCGTGACACTTCTTCGGAAAAGGTGTTCGGGCTGCCGGGCAGTGCTGGCTTTGTTGCGTTTGTGGTCGAGGATGGAGTGATTGAGGTTCAGGCCTTCCGGGATTTCGATCCTGAGCAATCTGTTGCCGGTCAGGCAGGTGGGTTTAGCTATGCGTATTCGCCGTTCCTGCCGCGCTTTGTCCTGCCTGCCGGCGAAGTGAAGGTTTGGACGTTGGTGAGTTCCAGGCGGTTGTGCGGGGTCATTCGCGCTGGCTCAAGCTACTACTCGTTTTATGCTGGGTTGATCCTACCTTTCGGATCGAACAGGGCTTATCAGTTCCCTTGCTTTATCGGTGGGTCGGGTGAGCTGGGTGGCTCCAAGGAGTCTGCCTACCCTTTTATGTCTGGTGGCAACCAATACTGCCCGAAGGTCTGCCTGCCGACCGGCGCGTGGCAGATCGTGGGTGGGAATTCAGGCGGCAACAGCGCGTTCACGAACGAATTTCCTTACTCATATTCCTACGCCTACGTGCATCCCTTTGACGGGAAATTCCACCGGCTAAGGGGCAAGATTGACGGCGGCGCGGTCGTGTATCCGGCCCTGGTAGTGAGCTCAGGGAGAGCGTCCGATACCGATGCACTGAATTCTGATGATGGGGTTTGGCTGGGTTACCTGGACGGTGTGGTTGCGATTCCGCAGGGGCGCGCGGCTGAGTCTGTCATTGAGATCGATGGCGTGGATTACCTGGTGGTGCCTAACGTCAGTAAGTCGACTGAAACTTACGGGCTGAGGTTGATATGAAGCATTACTCATCTCGCTACACATCTGCCGACGACCTCGTGGCCGTGATCAAGCAGCGCCTGGAATTTGAAGGTTGGGCTGTGAATCGGTACGGCGGCTTTGAAGATCCGCGTATTGGCATCCAGCTCATGATCTCTCGTGGTGATACCTACTTTTGTCTGAGGAGCTTTGGGGAGTCGAGTCCTTACGTCGATTACTACGCTGTGAGCTCGATTGGGCAGCATGGGGTGATCGTCTCGGCTGCGAGTGGCTATAGCGATAGCGCTGGCTTCGTCAATCAACCTGGCTTTCAGTCATCGCCGAAGTGTTATGTAGAGAGCGGCGACGGCGCGGGCACATGCCATTTTTTCGTATCGGATGACCTTGTGGTATTCGTCACAGAGCGTGCTGGCGGTCTTCATTCATGCTTGTCCTTCGGCGTGCTGCCAGTGCTGTCCGCTGGAACTGGTGGGCAGTTTGTGACGTCGACGGAGAGCTATCTGAGCACGCAAAAGCAGCCATTGTTTGCCAATGCCTATGCCAGTTTTGGTGTCCGACTCTCACATGCTGAGTGGAGTGGTTGGGACGTCGGCGGGAGAACCTGGGGGCCACTGAGACCCAACGGGCAAGGGACTTTAATCGGCGTTCCTCATTTCCATCAAAACGGTACGAACTATGGGAATGTGGGCACCGTGTCTCGTGCAAAGGGATTGATCGGCGGTCTGGATGGTCTGGTGCCCGTTACGCTATTCACAGAGTTCGGCGGAGGGTTTGCTCCGTTTGCCGAACTGCCAGGGGTGTTCTTTGTGCCAATGGATTCGTTTGAGCCGGGTGCTACTTACGAGCTAGGGAGTCATCAGTTCCTGGTGTTTCCGCAGTACGTCAAAGTGTTCCCGGCTGATCGTAATTACCCGCATTTCAACCTGGGCATCGCGGTGCTCCTGGACGCCACGACATGAACCAGATCGCCAAAAGCTTCGGCTCGTTTTTCTTCGACAATGTGTTCCTTACTCCATCAGACATTGATGCCGGGGTGGTTGTGCCTGGCGCAGAAATCAGTTTCGAGCTGTGGCATTCGTTCACCCATGCGAGGGTGCTTGCGGGTGTCACGGAATCGGGTGCTTTTGGTGTCAAGCTCGACGGCATAACGTCGGGAACTCTGTACTCATTCATGTCGACTACTTACGTCGTTTCTCTTAGCCAAGCTGGTGGGGAGATCGACTACAAGGCGAGCTTCGACTTCGGAGCTGGGTCTGTGTGCAGCTTCAAGCTGACAGCATCGATGGCCCTGGTAATGCCGGAGCGCATCGACTGGTCTACTCAACCCGAGATGAGCATCCAGTATCTTACCGAATTCATCGAAGCTTTCGACGGCACCGAACAGCGTATTGCCTTGCGTGACACACCCCGCACGTCGCTGAACTACATGTACAGCATGACTGACGAGCAGCAGTACCTTTTTGATAACAAGATAGCCACATCGACCGGCAGCATGATTGTTCCGTTGTGGCCGCTGCAGTGTCAGCTGTCACGAGCAGTCTTGGAGGGAGACGCATCTGTTGTCCTGGAGACGATCAATGCATACGTGATGGCATCCGACACGCTTTTGATCTGTGAAGGTGATGAGTCCGAGATAGTCAGTGTCGAGTCGGTGGCCGACAGGGTCGTGACCCTGACCACTATGGCTAAGAAAACCTTTTCCACCAGTGCGGTCGTGATCCCGGCCCGTATCGCGTACCCCTCTGATGAGTCGAATTCCACATCGCTCCTCCGAGGCTTCGATCAGCACTCGATCACATACGAGCTGGACGAAACTCAGATCCAGAAACCAGTCCCGGTCGACGACTTCGCACGTCTGAACAGAAGGCCAATTTTCCCGTTCCGCCCAGACCGCTCAACAGATGTCACTACGCAATACAACCGGCTCCGCGAAACACTTGATCCACTGATCGGTGCTCGCAGCATCTACGACCGTACCAAGGGCACAGTGAAGGTCATAGGGCAGACCTTTACCTTCTTTAGCGAGTCTGAGCGTCAGCGATTCGAGGATTTCGCGGAACTCATGAATGGAGCTCAGGGCGAGTTCTATATCGATGGCCCAGGACAAGCTTTCGAGCTCAGCGAAGACATCGTCGTCCCTACGTACAAACTCAAAATTAAAAGTAGCGGATACACCAACTTTTCTAGCAGCAACTCGCTCGCCCAAATAGTCGCAATTAAACTGTACAATGGAATAACTATTTACAGAACAATCCTGAGCGCCACTGGCAACCCAGATGGCACAGAAACAATCACAACAAAAGAACTCACGAACAACCTGAAAACCAGCGACATCGAAACAATCGTACCGCTGTACCTTGCCCGATTTGACTCAGACGAATTTCGCTACATCTTCGACACCAGCGAAGTGTCGACTATAACTAAAAATATAAGGCAACTCTTGCATGCTGACCCTGCAATCGATACAGAAAGCGCTATCACTATCTAGACCCATCGAACTCTTTCTTTTCGAGCACGGGACGGACAAGTATGCTTACACGTCCGGCAGCAGGCAGCATCTGCACACCGATGGCCTGGTTTATAAACCCCTGAGCCTCAAACGCGGCAAGGTTCAAAGAACAGCTGAAGACTACAAAAATCAGTTGACCCTCGACATGCCAGGCGACTCACCAATACCTCTGTTGTTCCGCTCACATTTGCCGTCAAACCACGTGACCCTGAAAATTTTTCAGACCCAACGAGACCTACCTAGTGAGTCGATAAATATCTTCGCCGGGGAGGTCACGTCGGTCACCTGGAACAACTCCATTGCGTCCTTGGCATGCAACCCAGTCTCCCGGTCTCTGACCAGGCAAGTGCTCCGCTGCGGCTATCAAAGCCAGTGTAATCACCACCTGTACGACAGCAGATGTGGCCTGCAAATTCAGGACTGGCAAGAAGACACCAAGGTCACTGCGATCAAAGACAATGGCTTCACCGTCGAAGTAGCCAGCAAGGCCCACGAGGACGACTACTACATCACGGGGCTGTTATCAAAAAGCGGGAGTGATTTTCGAATGATCACATCCTGTTCTGGCAATGCTTTCAAACTGATGTCACCGATTGATGGGCTTAAAGTTGGAGATGTTATTCAAGTAGCCAAAGGTTGTGATCACTCTGCAGCTTCGTGCCACTCATTTAATAACTTTGAAAACTTTCTGGGCTTCTTGACCATTCCCACTGAAAATCCTTTCCAGGTTTATTAATTTCAAGGCGTACTACTATGTGGACGATTGCAATCGCGCTTCTGCTCTTAATAGCGGGGGTGGCACTGATCAAGCCAAAACTCTCAAAGCCAAAAGCTGCCGGACTTGAAGATTTCAGCTTTCCAACTGCTGCAGAAAGGCCAATTCAAGTGCTTGCAGGAACCCGTCGCATTTCCGGCCCCAATGTTCTTTGGTACGGAGATCTAAAGACGTCTCCGATTAAGAAAGTAACAAAAACTGGATTTAGCTCCAAAAAGACAACCATCGGATACCGATATTACATGGGCGTACAGCTGGGGATATGCCACGGGCCCGATGTTATTCTTCGTGGGGTTAAAATCGGGGATAAAATGGCGTGGACTGGAACATCAACAGGCGGTGCCATTTCCATCGACAAGCCAACTCTGTTTGGTGGTGACGAAAATGGCTCCGGGGGGATCTCTGGGACGCTCAGGTTCTACCCTGGCACTCTGACTCAAGCTCCAAGTGACTACCTGATCGACCAGGTTGGCGCAGAACTCGTATCGCCCATTCGAGGCGTGTCTTATGCGGTCATGGAGGGGATGTATATTGGCAACTCGTCAAGTCCGCAGGCTGTCGCGTTCGACGTAAGCAGGTTCCCAAAATCCCCGGATGATCGATATGGCGAGTACGAGCAAATCGGCCTTGATGCTAACCCTGCGTTCTTCATTTACGAGATGCTCGTCAACGGAATGTACGGCGCAGACCTGGGGTTCACTTCTATTGATGTGAACTCCATTACGGCAGCGGCAAAAATCCTGCACGAAGAGGGCCTGGGGATTTCTGTGGCTATCGACTCATCAAGCGCGGTCGGAGATGTGGTAGACGAAGTTCTGAAGGTGATCCAGGGGTCACACAATACCGACCCTGCGACGGGTGCTCTCAAACTCAAGCTGATACGCAATGATTACGTTGCTGACGACCTGCCAGTCCTCACTCCCTCTATCGTGAAAAACCTCACTGGGTTTACCAGAGGGTCTCTGGAAACCGCAGTAAACGAGCTCAAGGTTAAATTCACCAGCATTGAAGATGACTTCACAGAGAGGACAGTTATCGCCCAAAACAATGGTCTGCGAATCCATAAGGGTGACAGCGACTCTCAGACAATGACCATGAGCATGATCAGCACGAGGGATAATGCAGCCAAGGTCGCGATGCGGGAGATGACGGCTATATCTGTACCGCTGGCAACGTGCAAAGCGGAATGCACAAGAGCCCCGGCCCACTCCGAAGTCGGTGATGTGGTTCGCTTGACCTGGCCAGACCTTGGCATCGAAAACATGGTCATGCGTGTCACTGGCGTCGACCTCGGCGCTCCCCAAGACGGCTCTGTACGCCTCACGCTAGTCCAGGACGTTTTTGGTGTCTTCCTGAGCGTGTACGCAGACGGCTCCGAACGCCAGTGGACGAAGCCGACATTCGAGCCGACTGATATCACCCGATTCGACATCATTGACGCTCCGGTGATTTTGACGACAAATCAAACCACCGGGAGCGTCTTGGTCGTGGCTGAGAATCCGGGCGTGGCAATGGATTACCAGCTGCAGATTAGGAGTGAAGTGGATAGCGATTACGTCGATGCGGGAGCGATGCCTTTCACACCTTTGTTCTCGACGAGTGCCGCGATGGGTACTGACTGGACTGATGTGAGCCTGGTGCTGTCCGGGCCGTCTGCTGAGCTGTCGTCGATTACTGCCGAAGAGGTGCGGCAAGGGCTTGGTCTGATGCTGATCGTCAGTGCTGCCGGCAAGGAGTGGATCTCCTATCAGACTGCTGCAGCCGGCAACTCGACCACGGTTACTTTGGGTCTGGTCAACCGTGGGCTGTTTAACACTAAGCCGTTGCCTCACCCTGCGGGAGCTCGCGCTTGGGCTGTTTCGGAAGGCTTTGGAGTGACTGACTGGCAGTATGCGAAGAGTGAGTCTGTGTCGATCAGGATGCTTCCGAGAACGCAGACAGGAGTGCTCGATGTCGATGATGCTGTCGTGCATTCGTACAGCGTTGCTGGGGCGAACGTGTCTCCGTGGATGCCTGGGCGTGTGCGCGTGAACGGAGTTGAGGGTGGGCAGATCTCAGGTGTGGCAACTGTCACCTGGAGGAAGCGCGAGGGCTCGCTGCCGGCTGTGGTGTTTTATGGGGATGATGTCGATCAGGCGAGTGATGCTACGTACCAGGTTGTTGTGCGCTCGGAGGGCGCGGTTGTAAAAACGGTGAGCGGTATCACTGGCAGCTCGTGGACGTTTGATGACGAGGTGGCACTGAACGGCGGGGTTTACTATCAAAACCTGACTTTCGAGATCTCCGCTCACAAGCCAGGCTATTCCGATTCTGGTGCATTGGTCGTATCCGTGACCAGAACGCTCTAAAGCTTAGCTATATCGTCTCTGTTGTACCTGAGTTTAAGTACCATTCGCTGAATGAATCCGATGTGCGATTCACGAGTGAGACTAGCAAACACAAAGGATGTCGGATTCAGATCTGTCACCGCGAGCTGGATATTGTCAAAGTCAATCACGCCTATATGTATAGCATGGCAGTTTGGCTTGTCCGGCATCCTGCGTAACGTATAGTCAGTAGCGTAACTGTAGCTCGAATATCCGCCTTCATAACTATTGTCAAATCCAGCAAAGAATGACTGATTTCTAGCTGTTTTAGATTTTTCTATAATGCAAGATGAGTTGTTTTTTTCATCCAAGAATGCCGGGTCAATGCCAGCTTGTTTTAGCTTGTTCAGGTCTTCTCCACTAAATTTTAAGCGGATATTCCCACCATTAATTTTATCGAAAAAGTCCAAGCTATCGCCCAGCTCAACATCTAGTTTTGCGTTGAGCTGCACTGGTTTTGGGAATCCATGTTTTTCGGTTACGACATATACTTCCCCGGTGTATCTGTCGCCGAGTGGACTTCTGATGAAACCGAGGAATATCTCACCCAAAATCCAAAAAGGAATTAAGAACGTTATTGCTTGCTTAAAGCTTCGCGGGCCGACGAGTGCCATTACTCCTGTCCCTCTTTTTTGTAAAACGGTGGGCGGATATTAAGAAATGCGGCGGCGAGGAGAATGACTCCGACACCTTTCCAAATCATCTCCCCCAAAAATGGCAGCAGCGAACTAGAACTTGGCAGTAGCGTTGCGACAATGGCGACGGGGTACGCGACAATGCCAGAGATTATATATGGTAAATGTAAGTCACAGAGGAGTTTGTACGCTCCGTCAGCAACTTCACTTATGCTATGCGACTCTGTAGCAGATGCTAGCAAAAAAGCTGGGGCGACAATTAAGACCATGAAGATGGCCCACGCAACTCGATATAACTTCATAAAACATCCCTTTATCGATAAGTAGCAAGGCTAACTTATCATTGCCAATAACGAGCTTCATAGAGTTTTCGGTCATGTCGTAACATAGCCGATGGTTGTTTTTTTAATTACTCCCAAGGTCTCGGCAGTCCTGAAAATCTCACATGCACGTAGGTTGCCGATCCTAGCTTTTCTCGCAAAATCCTTGAGTCTGACTGGAGTGCCCGGTGTCAGCGTTTCCACCTGGGTTACCAGCGATTTCAGGATTTCGTCGTTCGTTCCCAACAGCGTTTTCGGGGTTTCTGGCGTTTCTGGCGTCTCCTGTGGCAACTCAGCCCCACCATTTTCGAGTGGTGGCGTTTCGATAGCTGATGAGGCTACAACATGCGTGCTAGAGCGTCTAGCGGTACGAACGCCAGTCAGAATCAGTGCAGGTACGATCTCTAGAGACATGGCAAATCCCAGGCACAGCAATTGAGCCAGCAGGGGCGGCAAGCTGGATGCTTTTGCGACTGTGGACTTGATCTGTGCGATTTCCAAAGAGCCAGAATTGATCCGCGCCAGAGCCTGAGCACGCTGAGCTGCTGCACGAGTGCTGACAGACTCTTCGAGCTCAAGGGCTTTAGAAACCATGCCACGGACGCGCAGGTCACTAGCTTGGGCAGTCGCATCAGAGATCTCTCTATCTAATTGAGCGATAAGAGCAGAGTCTTTCTGAGCCAGGGTGGTAAGAGCAGTAACACGCTCAGTAGTCATGGCTTCGTGTGTGGCTTTGCTGATGGTGATCGAAGTCATCAAGCGATCATAAGTGGCCCATCCACTAACTACGGACAGCATCAAGGCGCAGGCAATTGTAAGAGCCGCGCTGCTGCCACGTAGTACACGAATAGCCACAGGCCAGGCCAGATACTTAAATATATCTAGGAGCACCGCTGCGCCAGCAAATAGAAGCGCTAACTTCTTGTCGTCGATCAATGCGTACATTGCAAGCGCAACCGAAATTGCAGTTACGCTGGACAATAGAAATGCGATTGCGACAAGTAATGTCGACAGCTTCTTGCTCATCTTGAACCCCGAAAATCTCTCTATAAGTCCATTATATAAAGGGTTTCCTGGCATGCAATAGCTGGTCGGGGCTATTTGACATCAAATTACCTTCATATAGATTGTAATTATTTATTGAGTGGGTCAGTCCAATTCAATATGATGTTTAAATCGAGACCCCAAAAAAGGAAAATAATATGGGTATCAAGAACTCACTTCGTATCAATGTAGATCAGATCGCCAGGGCTTTAATCAAGTCGGGTGATCTAGATAAAGAATGTGATTGCGGTCTGGAGTATGAGCATGATGATGCGGTGGATGTTGAAGATTTGATTGATATTGCTATAGAGAGTATCGGGACTTATGGCGAAGCCGGGCTAAGGGCTTTAATTAATAGGGCCAATAATGAAGTTGGTAAACTTAATTTAAAAGTTCGTGCAACGCAGGCTAAAGAACCCGAGGAGAATAAAAATACCAGCGTCAGGTACACGGACTACGATCAGGTCGACCTGTTGTGTGCCGTGGGAAGTATCGGCGGTGACATGCATGACTACGACGCTGCCACCTTGCTGATGCTCACAGGGGCTTACACGGCGTCTGAGCTATGCCGGCTGCCACCTGCAAAATTGCGAGAGTTGTTAGCGTAAGAATGCTTCAGCTAGGAGAGGGGCCAGTTCTGCAGGGGACTGGCCTTTTTTCATCTGCTTCACCAGGAAGGTCTTACCGTCCCGAGACTTAACGATCATGCCTTCCCGAGATAGCCTGACGTCGTAGTGAAGCTCAGCGAACATCCCGAATGCGGACATGTCGCCGTCGACCTGACCGTACATCCACCTATTCTCGACGGAGACATCAGTCATATCGTGATCTGTTGATCGCATAGCTCGCTTGACCATCCTGCCGATCCTTTGGGCTCCCTTTCTCATTAGCAGCACTATGGCCACCACTGGCATAAACAGGCTCGTTATCAGCAGCCCAACCAGGGTGTCGATGACTGAGAGAATCCACTTCAGAATCCGCCAGAGGGCTCGTAAGGGCACCCGCCAGTTGATCCTCATGCGGCTTCCCCCAGGTAGGCCAGGCCGAGCAGCAGGTGGAGCTTCTGTAAGGCAAACTCCTGCATTTCGTCAAAGTCGATGACCAGGTAACGGTTTCCCTGGCTGTCTTGCAGTCCGATTCCCATGTCGCCCACCCAGGCTTTATGAAGTCGATGTGTAGTCATGCGGTCGCCGTCCACCGGTTCCCCATCCACCGTTCCATAAATAATTCCTTCAACGGAAATTTCACCATTTACGTAGCGAACTCCAGCTTCGTATATATTCGAGCTGACAGTTAGATCCATTTCATTCATGGGGAGCTTCTTTGTTCTTCTCATGATCCAGGTACTACTCTTCCAGCACGAATATGTCGTCTAGGTCTAAGATGCCTTTTCTACCAAGACTTACTAACAAGCGCTCAATTCTGTCAAGTTCAACATCATCACCAGACAACCTTGTGAAGGTGCTGGCCATTCTGTCAATCCTGTCCATTTCACCAGTCACACCATGCTGCGCTGCAAGCTTTTCAACGAAGTCAGCAACTCCGCCGTTGGGGGGGGTCATGTCTTTGCCACGCTTGACTTAGGTCGCCAGATTGTACTACTTGCCAGGTTTGCCAGCAAACACTAACATCGGATGTGTGGAGTTGGGGAGTCGCAGGTTATGAAGGGTTTTAGAAGCATATTGAATGCACAAGGCGTAGCTCGGTTATACCTCGAAAACAATCCGATTGAGGGTATTAGAGAAATGGCCGGAGTGTCGGATGAACTAACAAAGTTTGCATTCGCCTTGGCACTTAGGGGCGTACATCCCAACAGTCTCAGTTCTATTTCTGACTCCGTAGAAGATCAGGTACGCATACTTTTAGCTGATAAGAAAACCACGCAAGGCTTAAAAGATGAATTTGATAGATTCCGGATCGCCTGGCGAAGGCTTTATGATCGTGAGCGTGAGCGTCGGGAGGCAATATGGCGGTTAGAGCCGGTAGAACCAGGGTCAAAAGCCGCAGAGCCACTTCTCGAAGCTCTGGCTGCGATAGCTAATGCGGACGAGGCTGATCCTATTGGTGAGGCTCATGCTCTTGGGATTGATGAGGTCGTCGCGATGGTGCCCGTCACATCTGCGCCTGGGTCAATCGACTATGTGGGTTTCGACGACATTCCAGAACCTTGGTGTGAGCGTTTTCTGCAAGCGAGCGCTGGCTCAACGGCTTCCATTCTAGGAAGCTATGCGGGCGACTGGATGAAGTTTGTCCGGTGTTGGAAAGAAGAGATGGCGATGATAGCTAAACACGAGCTAGCAAAAAGGAACTCACTATGAAAATCGTTGTGGATTGTGAATTCACACAGCTAAATGCGAGTTCTAAGCTCATCTCAATGGCGCTCGTAGCGGAGGATGGGCAAGAGCTCTACTTTGAGCTTAATGATAATTACATTCTCGATGATTGCAGCGAGTTTGTTGTTCATAATGTGTTGCCACAGTTAAATGGTGGTTCAGCCCTAATTTCCACAGAGTCTGCTAGGAACAAGCTCTGGAGCTTTCTTGCTAAATTTGACAGCGTAGAGATCATGTCGGACGCTCCCGCTTGGGATTGGGAGTTCTTTTGCTCCGTTGTTTATCATCAAGGCAAGTGGCCAAGCAACGTTGCAAATACACCAATAAACCTTATTGATCTTTTCAATGAGAAAGGTGTAGAGGGCGAAGAAGCGCCGGAGCTTCCGCATCATGCGTTGCTCGACGCCCGTTTGCTGATGAGCTATTACAAGCAGTATCTCAAAGAGTAAGCTCCTCTTCATCTGGGATGCTTAGTGGAGTGCCAGGGCTGTACTCAATGTAGCTGCGCTTGAGCCGGCACTCTTGGGGCTTGAAGAGCGTGTCAAATAGAGCTTCGATGATTTCCAATATTTGCTTAATCAACTTTTGTACTTGGTAGTCTCTTGCTGTGAACTTGATGTAGATGGGTTTCCTTCTCCGAGCTGAGAGCGGGATGAACTCAAAGTAGTAGAGTCTAGCTCTTTCTTGTTCTTCGCTATCTCTTCTCGCAATTTCTCTCTGAAGCTCGTGAATGGTTTCGGGGTCATACTTTATTCCTTCCTGTGTGGTTAGTTTGTGCCATGTGAGTCTTGAGCGCTTGAGTTGCCTACCGGATATATGTTTGCCGTCAAACTCATAGCTGATGCCCTTGGGTTGGCCATCTTCGTTGAGCGTGAGGTGGATGTAGACTTTTTGCCTCCTGAGCCCTCGGACGAAGTCGAACATGTCGCCCTGGACGGCGTTGGTGGACTCGATTGCTCCGGCGATCTTCGCAATCATCTTGTGCTTCAAAGGTAGGTCGTTGTCGCGGATTGATGCTTGGAGCTCTGCGTGGCTGATTGAGACTCCCCAGGTGTCTTTGGGCTTCGGAGCTTTGGTGAGGCCGAAGCGGTCTTCGATCCGGGAGACGGAGTCCAGGCTGACGCTTCGCTCGTTGCTGTCCTTTACCATTGAGAACTCGTCATTGAGGCGAATCCTGTTGGCGACGATGTGGACGTGTTGATGATCTTTGTCTTGATGCATGACAGCGACGAATTGGTTGGTCTCGTCGAAGCCCAGGTCGTTCATGTACGTCTGGACTGCTTTGCGCCACTGGGACGTCGTGAGGGACTCGCCGGGGCGCAGGGAAAGCATCGCGTGGAAAACGGGCTTAATTGGCTTGTCTGAGTCGATAGACATGCGTCTCATAGCTTCGACACTGTCGAACTCCCGGATCATTTCCTGTACACCAGTTTCATCGCCTGCAAGGATGCCAGGGAGCGGGTCTGAACTTAGGCAGTTAGAGTCAATAGTCCTGATACCCGTGATCTCATGGTCATGCTTAGTGCAACCAAAAATGTAGCGGATGCGCCCCTTAAAAGAGCCTGCTGACTTGGGGAAGATTTTGCCAATCATAGGGCACCCCCAGCATTGATTTGAGCGATACGCTTAACTTTTTCCAGGAGTACATCACCAGGGTATTCGGCGTTAATCATAGATGCCAAGTTCATCAGCTCTCGTGCGATCTGAACGACATCTCCGCTGATTTTCGGCTTGACGCTATTGCTGACTACGAAGTCTCGAATGAATGCACCAGCAGCTTTGTAGCCGGCCTGGGACATCTTTGCTTCAAGCGTTTCGAGCTCAGACTTAGTTAGTCTTATCGTGATCCTTGAATCTTTGTTTTGCTTGATCTCATCTTTCATCTGACCCACCTTTATTTTTATTGTTATCGAGCCCATTTAACGCAACACCCGGAGGGATGTGAGTAGCTAGTCGTCTATTGTCTGACATAGACACAACTGGCTAAAAAGAAGCTCTAGATTTATTGTGCAACTGGAGCTTTTGATGTTTCAACAATAAATTATAGAAAGTTGAGTGTATAACCTGACTTTCGCAAAGTGTGAATGCGAAATCGCAATAGGGGAGTGCGATTTTGCAAGTGGCTATAGCGAATTCGCAGTGTGATGGTGTGAATTCGCTATTGATGAGAGTTAATTCACAGAGTGTGACTGCGAACTCGCTGGTGGGGTCTGTTGGGCTCTAATGAACTACTTCTTGAATTGCTGGCTCAATGTGAGTTTTCCAGAGTCTTACAAGAGGGCTGCAAGTGACATGGAACATTAGCCAGCATGCGTAAATACACGGGGCACTGTAGCAGCTGCTAGCAGTGAGCTTTCCGTGAGCCATTTCGTGTCTCAGCATAGGCCCGCCCTTTAGGTTGAAGAGTAAATGGAACATATAAGTTATGTCCTTGCCGAACGCTTGCTCTAACTCATCTTTGCGATTCGAATACATTTGGCTGAGAGACTGATCTTCCTGAGTAAGATCTACATTGAGCTTTGCAGTTCTAGCACCTCGGTTGATGAGTACGTATCGAAGAGAGTTTTCCAGTTGCGGAATGAGTGCATGAACAGCGGAAACCATGTCTCCTTGAATCATTCGTGCGAAACCCAGTGCAAAAATTGCCTCGTGCCCCGGTGGTACGAAAGCACTGTGGTAAACGAGTGGCTCCAAATGTCTTTCATCAATGCACTCGTACTCAGTCATGGTAATGCAAGCGGGCTTGATGAAGGCCTCGGTTTCTACATGATAGTGGAATCCAACTTCTGTAAGGGCTTCATGATCGAACCATTCTTCGGAAGGTTTATCTCCGAAACCAGCTGATGGAGATTGAGCAATCATTTTTCCTTGCTGGTCTGAATAACTTTTTCCCATGCTTGAAGAAAGGAAGTATTTGCTTTTCTTTCGAAGGCTATTTTTATGTAAGGCTATCTTCTCGGGAGGTCTTGACGCAAACGCAAGGCGATATAGCATTTCGTGAACTTCCAGTCCCTCGAAGTCATCAATTGTAGCCTGTCGTGCGTCGGTTAAGTCTACAGGTATGCTGAACTCACCCAGTTCAGATAGAGAGTCCTCTTCGAATTGCTGAAGCTCAAGCTTTAACTCATTGATTCTATCGCTCATTCCCCCAATTGACCTGAGCTCACCAATCGCATCTCTTGTCCATGACGCTTTGGCCATGTTTGAGCCGATTGCATCTCTCATTCTTAGTGTCTGGTCGACAGCGCTTATCTTACATTTGGTCGATGCTTCTTTTTCACCCACCTTGGAATATGCATAAGCAGCGTGGAGCCAGACTTTTTTCACTGCTTCTGCATACTGTTTATCTTTGGTGGCAAGCGCCATCAGCTCTGCGGTCTTCGCTATCACGCCCCATTCAAGTAAGCCGTAGTTCTGTCCGAGGGAGGAGAGTCTGTGGAATGCAATTAAATTTAATTTATATTTTGCGGTCTCGTAAGCCTTGGTGAAAGTTTCTTTTGCGTAGTCTGGGATCGCTTTTCTTTTTCCTGTTGAAGCATATATTGAAAATGCTCGTTCAATCAGGTCAACAACCTTTGATGGGACTTCAAAGTCTGACTCGTACTGATACAGCAAACCTCCAGTGAAGAATAGATTCACGGCGTCGAGGTATGAGGTAGATGCGATCTCAGCCATTTTGTGAAGCTTTCTGTTCGTGTACCAGCAACTGTCCGCGATCCGTGCACGAAGAAGTGGATGATCGATATGCTCTGTGACTTGCGTTAAAGCGTCCTGCTGTTCACCTATGAAGTCACTCGGTATTAGTGACCTCCGACCATCCATGATCATTTGAGGGCTAAATGCGTCAGTTCTGTTTGGATTAAAGTGGTAACTGCATATCACAGCAAGGACGCTGTAGGCGCGTTCGGCTGCTACATCTCCCGACTCTTTGGCAACTTGAGCCGACTTTTGGAATACTTCCTGCAATGTATGGAAGTGGAGGGTGTTCGTCATGGTAAGGATTGACGAAAGACTGATGTGCTCAAAGTCCTCAAAGGTCGCAACGTCCATCACGGGTTTTTTTTCCATCTGATCCTGCTCAGCCACGTTCACATCCTCCACGATTCACGGTGGAGTCAGCTTATCTCATATCAAGGTGATGGCCAGGGTCAGAGGCCTGCTCGGCTGGAGATGAATGGGTAGTGCCAGTCGGTAGTGCCGAGGATTGGCGGTAGGTTGCGAGCCTTCGTCTGTCCAGTTTTGTCAGTCCAACGAGGGTAGGAGGTAGGGCGAGAGTGTATGGCAGGCGGATAGAATGCTGCACACGGATTGCACACGAATCAGTGTTTTGGCCAGTAAATACGGGGTTTTTACGTCCAATCCATCATCGGTGCAATGCTGAAGCGGCGGGACGGCTCAGGGCGCGTGGTCATTGGCTTTGAGCCGGGTTTTGCAGTGATTTCGTTCAACGTGTTTTGTACCGAATTTCGGGGGTTTTGGGGCGTTTTTACCAAGCGCTTGGTACAATGTACCAATCGAATCAGGACGTGTACCAATTCTCATGGCAACCATCAGACCCCGCAAGAAGGCCGACGGCACCATCAGCTACACAGCTCAGATCCGCATCAACCGCGACAAGGTGACAGTCTACCAAGAGAGCCAGACGTTCGCCCGCAAACAGGCCGCAGTGGCCTGGGCGAAGCGACGAGAAACCGAGTTGGCAGAGCCTGGTGCAATCGAGCGGGCGAGCCGGGTAGGGCACACGGTCAAGCAGATGATCGACCGCTACCTGGTCGAGGCCGAGAAAGCCGGGCCGCTGGGTGAGACGAAGCGGCGCACGTTGAATGCCATCAAGAACAGCTACCTGGGTGAGAAGGTGGATTCCGACCTCACCCAGCAGGTGCTGGTGGACTACGCGCTGTGGCGCATGAGCCCTGAAGGTGGAGGCATTAAACCGCAGACGGCCGGCAATGACCTGGCGCACCTGGGGTCGGTGCTGTCCCTGGCCAGGGCGGCGTGGGGATATGAGATTGACGCGCAAGCAATGCCAGATGCGCGCCTCGTGCTGAAGAAGTTCGGCTACAACCTGAAGAGCCGAGAGCGGGATCGGCGCCCTACGCTGGATGAGATCGATAAGGTGCTCGAACACTTCTTCGAGATGTTGCAGCGGCGGCCAAGCGTCATCCATATGCCCAAGGTGGTGGCGTTCGCGATCTTCTCGACCCGCAGAATGGACGAGATCACCCGCATCCGATGGGAAGACCTGGATGAGCACCGGCAGGCTGTGAAGGTGCGGGACATGAAGAACCCCGGTCAGAAGATCGGCAACGATGTCTGGTGTTACTTGCCGGATGAGGCGTGGATCATTGTGCAGAGCATGCCCCAAGAGTGTCGCGAGATATTCCCATACAACACTGATTCAATCGGTACCGCCTGGTCCAAGGCGTGCAAGATGAAAGGGATCAAGGATCTGCATTTTCATGACTTGCGTCACGAAGGGGTGAGTCGACTGTTTGAAATGGACTGGGATATACCGAGGGTTTCAAGTGTATCCGGGCACCGCGATTGGAACTCGCTGCGGCGGTATACCCATTTGCGTGGACGAGGAGATGGGTATAAGGGCTGGAAGTGGCTGGATCAGATCATTCAGGCACCGGTTAAACTCGGCGCCCGGGCTGAGTAGGCGGGTGGGTACGGGTGCTACCTTTATCAGCGCTTACTCGTGGTAGGCATCCGCTTTGGGGTGATTGCGGTCGCCCGCGACCGGCTGCTTTCGACCCATTGCGGACATTGGCGAAAGCCGTACGGGGAACCACGCTCACTCGCTTTATCCATGACAACCTTTAGATATACCGGTTCGCTACGGCTGGCCAGTTTAGGCGCTGGCGCTTGCTTTCCGGGCTGCCTACACTGCGAAAGTCTGTCTGGACGGGCCTCGCTGATAATTAAGTGCCGGCCGGCAAAGAACGCGTGAAAAGGACCTTCAGAAGGGATAAGTCGTGTGCCTCGTGATCATTTACCTACCAGCAGTTGCTTTTTGAGCATGAAGGCGCGCTGGAGGATATGGCTTGCGCTGGTGAACTTGTTGGCGCTGGCCATTCCATGTGTGGAAGCGCGTACGTTGGCCCAGGTTCGGGAAAGCGGCGTCCTGCGCATATGCGTCGCTGGCTCGAGTGCTTCCTTTTATCGGACCAATGCCGAGGCGTTTGCCCGGTCACTCGCGGTGCGCCCACAGGTAACGGAGCTGCCGAGCTTCGATGCGCAGTTTCATAACGCTCGGGGTGAAACCGTACGCGACGCAAGCTACGACCCGAAGCTACTTGCCGACGGCAGTTGTGATCTCTATCCAAATGACCTGCAGATCGTACCCTGGCGCGAAACGAAGATGCTGCTGGTGCCTTACTACAAGGTTCGCAATCTCGTCATCGTCCATCGCTCCAGACAGTCGCTGGGCAATGAGGTGGCTGATCTGCGTGGCCTGACGGCGGCAGTGCAGAAGGGCACGGGCTACGAGCAATGGATCGATGAAGCCAACCGCGGCCCTCTCTCCAGTCAGCCGGTGAAGCTGGTCTATGCGACAACCGATCAGGCGGTGAAACTGGTCGCCGATGCAAAGGTGGATTTCACCGTGCTGGGTAGCGAAAGTGCGCTGCGCTGGGCACGCGAAGACCCCGAGCGTCTCTCCATTGCGTTTCCGGTCAGCGAACCGACCAGCGTTGGCTGGGGTGTTGCGCGCAACGCTGCGGATCTCGCGCGCGCGCTGGAGCGGTTCTTCAAGTCCAGCAATCGTATCGATTCGCCACTCGATGCGAGCTGGCGACAGTACTATCACGTATCGCTGATGGAATATCGGCTGTTTGAGGAATCCTTCAGCGAGGACGGCCTCGATATCAAAGCAGTTATGAGCTGGGCAATTCCTAGTGTTATCGCGGTCCTGCTGCTACTTGGCGCCATGCTTGCGTGGAACCGACGCCTGAACCGGGAAGTGGACGAGCGCAAGCGCGTTGCTGCGGAGTTGGCCGAACGTGAGGCGTTCACCCGAGCGCTCATGGATACCAGCCCAGCGAGTCTGATACTGGCAGACCGGAACGGCGCAGTCAGGGAAGTCAGCCAACGCTTTTCGCAGGCGACCGGTTATGTCGCTGAGGACCTGCTCGGGCGCAACACCACCAGCTTGTATGTTGACCCTGACGAGCGCGAACGCTTCCTTGAACTGCTGACACGCAACGGCAAGGTCGAACACTTCGAGACCCGCCTGCTGCACAAGGATGGCTCGATCCTCTGGGTTCTGGTGGGCGCATCATTCGTGACGATCCACGGTGAGGTCTTGATCGCCAGCTGGATGCGTGATGTCACGGAACACCATGCGGCAGCGGTGGCGCTCAGTGAAGAACGCATGCGGCTGCAGGCGATCCTCGATATCAGTCCGATCAACATAGCCTTCTCGATCCAGGGCGTGATCCGCTTCGCCAATCCCCGTTTCTGTGAAACGTTCGGCCTGGGTGTCGGTGACGCTGCCCTGCAGCTCTACGTGAACGGGCAGGATCGCCAGGCCATCGTCGAGCGCCTCGCGGACGATGGCATTGCCAAGGGCCAGGAAGTGCAGATGCTCGACCGGCACGGGTACGAACGCACCATGCTGGTCACTTACCTGCCTATTCAGATCCAGGGTGAGCAAGGGCTGCTTGCTTGGCTTCACGACATCACCGAACGCAAGGCAGCGGAACTGGCTCAGCAGCGGGCGAAGGAGATTGCTGAAGAGGCGACGCGGGCAAAAAGCGATTTGCTGGCCAACATGAGCCACGAAATCCGCACGCCCATGAATGCGATCATCGGCATGTCCTACCTCGCGCTTCAGACATCGCTGGACCACCGGCAGCGCGATTATGTCTCGAAGATCCACAACGCGGGCACTTCGCTGCTTGGCATCATCAACGACATCCTTGATTTCTCCAAGATCGAGGCCGGCAAGCTCAGCGTCGAGACAGTACCGTTTCAGATCGATGCAGTGCTCGACAACGTGTCCTCGTTGATTGCGCAAAAGGCCTACGACAAAGGGCTCGAACTATTGTTCGACCGAGCGCCGGACGTGCCCGACACACTGCTCGGGGATCCGCTGCGACTGGGGCAAATCATCCTCAACCTGGTAGGCAACGCGGTGAAGTTCACCGAATATGGCCAGGTGATGATGGTGGTCCGCAACCTGGGCCGCACCGGGGACAAAATTCAACTGCAGGTTCACGTTCACGATACCGGCATTGGCATGACGCCCGAGCAGGCCGGGCGACTCTTTCAGGCCTTTGCCCAAGCCGATAGCTCGACCACCCGGCAATATGGCGGCACTGGTCTGGGCCTTGCCATCTCCAAGCGCCTCGTCGAACTGATGGGCGGAACGATCACGGTGGACTCTGAACCGGGTAACGGCAGCACCTTTTCTTTCAGCGTCTGGCTTGGGCTTGGCCCGCAACTGCAGGCGCAGCGCCAGATCGTCCCTGCCGAGCTTGCCGGAGCGCGTGCATTGGTTGTCGATGACAATGCTGCCGCACGTCAGATCCTTTCCGACATGCTGCGCGTAGCGGGGCTTACGCCGGTCGCGGTGGCGTCCGGCGAGGCTGCCCTGGAAAGCCTGCACAGTGCCACAGCAGACGACCCGTTCCTTGTGCTGTTCGTGGACTGGTATATGCCGGCGATGGATGGGATCGAAACAACGCGCCGGGCCCTTGCGCTGCGTCCTGCACTGCACGCCGTCATGGTCAGTGCATTCGGGCATGATGAAATGCGCGCCGCCGCGCAGGCAGCCGGCGTTCGAGCGTTTCTGGTTAAACCGGTCAACCAATCCTCGCTGGTTGAGATACTGGTCAACCTCTTCGTGCCGCAAACAGGCGTAGTGGCGGCAGCCGTACCCACTGCGCAGGCGCAGGTGCTTGCCGGGGTGCGCCTGCTCGTCGCAGAGGACAATGAAATCAACCAGCAGATCGCCAGGGAGCTGCTTGAGGCCGCCGGTGCCCTGGTAGAGGTTGCGGGCAATGGCTGCGAGGCACTGTCCATGCTTGCCGCTGCGCAATACGACGCTGTATTGATGGATGTGCAGATGCCGCAGATGGATGGTGTCGAGACCACCCGGCGTATTCGCGCCGAGCCGCACTGGGCAAAGCTTCCGGTGATTGCGATGACCGCCCATGCCAGGGTTGAGGATCGCGAGCGCTGCATCGAGGCGGGCATGGTCGACCATGTGACCAAACCCGTGGACCCGCAGGCGTTGATCGCCACGGTGCTGCGCTGGGTCGTACCTCGGTCGGCCGTAGCGCAGCCGACCAGCGCCGCTTCAGGCGAGGATTGGCTGCCGGACATCCCGGGGCTCGATAGCGCCGACGGATTGAGGCGAGTGGCGGGCAATCGCCATCTATACCTCAAGCTGCTGGGGCATTTTGCCGAGCGCAAGGCGCTGGCAGGGCAGGCGTTGCTGAACGCGCTGCGGGCCGGTGACCGGGCCTCGGCCGAGCGCATAGCCCATGCCGTAAAAGGTGTTGCAGGCAACCTCGGTTTCAGTGGCCTGCAAATCATGGCTGGGAAGCTGGAGACCGCAATCAAGGCGTACGCCGAGTCGGACGCCTTGGTGAGTGACGTCATTGAGGCGCTTTCGCTGGCCGTGCAGGCGATCCGTCGAGCCTTGGGCAGTGAACAGGTAGCTCCACTGGTAGTATCGAGCATCGACGATACGCAGCATGCCAAAGCGCTGATGCAGCTGCTGGAGGCCAATGACGGGGTCGCCCCGGATTATGTCCAGCAGCACGCAGCTGCGTTGCAGGGTGTTCTTGGCAAGGATTGTTTTGAACAGTTGTGCAATGAGGTGAACAACTTTGACTTCGAGGCCGCGCGGCAAACGCTGCGGGAGGGAACATCATGAATGAAGTCCTGAGCACCCCCCATGGCCCTATCATCCTCATTGTCGATGACACGCCAGAGAACATCACACTGATCAATGGGCTGCTCAAGGATCGTTACCGTACGCGGGTGGCCATCAACGGCGAGCGCGCGTTGAAGGCAGCGGCCCAGGAGCCCCGCCCGGATCTGATCCTGCTCGACATCATGATGCCCGACCTGTCGGGTCATGAAGTGGCAGGGCAGCTCAAGCGCGATCCGCGCACAGCCGATATTCCGATCATCTTCCTCACCGCCATGGCGACCATGGAAGACGAGATCCTCGGTTTGCAGATGGGCGCCGTGGACTACATCACCAAACCTATCAACCCGCCGATCGTGTTGGCGCGGGTGGAAACCCAGTTGAATATCAAGGCGGCCGCCGACTTCTTACGAGATCAGAAGGCTTATCTTGAGCAGGAAGTGCAGCGTCGCACCGCCGAGGTCATGGCTATCCAGGATGTGACCATTCAAGCCATGACCTCGCTGGCCGAAACCCGCGACAATGAGACGGGCAACCACATCCGACGAACCCAGCACTACGTCAGGTTGCTGGCCGAGATGCTGCGCGAACACCCGAGGTTCCGCCATTTCATTGATGATGAGAGCATCCGACTGCTATTCAAGTCGGCTCCGCTGCATGACATCGGCAAGGTCGGTATACCCGATCACATACTACTCAAGCCGGGGCGTCTCACACCGGAGGAGTTTGAGACGATGAAGACCCATACGGTGCTGGGAGGCAATGCTATCCGGCACGCCGAGGAGCAGCTGGGCACCTCGGTGGGGTTTCTGCGTCTGGCCAAGGAAATCGCCTACGGCCACCACGAGAAGTGGGATGGTACCGGCTATCCCGAAGGGCTGAGTGCCGACGACATTCCCATCAGCGCCAGACTGATGGCGGTGGCGGACGTGTATGACGCACTGATCAGCCGGCGCGTTTATAAGCAGGGCATGTCCCATGATCAGGCGCTGGAGATTATCCGCCAGGGACGTGCCAAGCATTTCGATCCGGATATATGCGACGTTTTCCTGGCCAACCATGAGCACTTCCAGGCTATCGCGGAGCGCTTTGCTGATAGCGATGAGGTTGGCTGACACTTCAATGCCCAAGGCTGCTTCAGCCTGTACGTGAGCGTGTAACAGCGGTAAACATGGCACAATCCGCCCCGAATTATATGGACTTTAGGGCCTGCTGACCTTAGCTATTGGCTACCGCCCAGGTTGCCTCTGTCACGGTATAGGTCTCTAGCGGAGGGCAGCTTTGGGTCGTTATCTGCCCTCGCCAAAGGCCGGTCCGGGTGATCGTCGACGATGTCGACGGCCACCGACACCTGGCCAGGCGAGGTGCAATCTCCCGGTTAGCCGGCCCGAAGCGTCTTGTTCAATTGCGCACACTCCTTACGGGCAGCCTCCCGCTGCTGATCCAGGTATTGCGCCAGATCGGCAATATGAATGCCTCGTGCGCTCTTCTGGCTTGTCTCGAGCCTGGTGATAGGGAGCTTGATCTGTCCGGCAAGAACCTTCCGCTGAAACATGTCAGGGGTGAGGTGAGTGAAGTAGTCACTGCATACCTGCTCGAGCGAGATAATCGCCATGCCGTTGTACTGCGCCATCAAAACAAAGGCTGTGTTCATGCATGGCCCTCCTGCTGGCTGAGCACTTGCTTGCTGGCAAGGTTGAACAGTTCATCGGCGGAAACTGGAGTGACGGACTGCTCAAAGTTGCGCACTGCGTCAAACCGAGTGCGGTACAGCCCGGCCTGGCCGAGCCAAGCGGCGGCGGGATGTTCTGTGGTGGGTGCGGTGCAGTCGTGAGCCTTGGCATGCTCAACCAGCAGCATCGCCTGATCGACGCTCAGCACTCGGCCATTGAAGTACCAGGCGGGATTGTCAGCGCTGGTCAACACCAGGGTGTCGAGCAGTGGCACGGGTGCGCCTGCTTCCCAATTGTCGCGAATGTGGCTCAAGCCGAGCGCCTTAGCGATGGCTTGAGCGTTAGTGGATTTACCGCACCCAGTCGGGCCATGGACGATGCAGCTGCGTGGGGTGGGAGTGGTCATGCTGCAGCTCCTGTGGTTACGGAGCTACCAGGTGTGCTGCGTAGTTGGGCATGGATCCGTTTGGCCAGCTCATCAATGACATCTGCCTGCGCGCCAGCTCGGGCTGCCTCCGCTTCGGTTTTCAGGGCTTTGAACGTGCGTTGAGCCAGACGCATGATGGACAAGGCGCTGACCAGACTCTCGTAGTCCGCCTTGGTCACCGGTAAGCCGGTATACGACATGATGCGGGCTTCCAGTTCGAGCATACTCGCTTTGAGGTTGGCGACATCCTGGTGATGCTTGCGTTGGCCGGCTTCGGACTGAATCCGAGCCTCGTCCAGATCATCCTGCAGGCCTTTGATCTGCAGTTTCAGGTCAGCCCTTTGCTGCTGTCTGCCTTCGTCCAGACCTCGAATGAAGGCGCGGTGCCGCATTCTCGGGATGATGAAGGTCAGGGCGATAAGGCCGATAAGCCACGCGATACCCAGGGCAAGTACTTGTTGATGTGGTTGCATGTGCTGTGCTCCGAAATGGCCCGCCGCCGGGTAAGGTGAGAGTCGGTGGCGGGCTGGGTGCCCCTGCTGGCCGGGGCCGCTTGGTTCAAGCGGATTGACGAGATCGTTCTGCCTGTCGGTCCAGGTACTCGGCCAAGTTGTGCAGGTAGACAACGTGCTGCGCCTTCGCCGAGTTGTGCAGCTTGCTCAGCACCAGCTTGATCTGTCCCTTGTTGATGAGCTCCCTGAGACGGCGATCTGAACCAATGTGAGGGAAGTAGCGCTCCCTCACAGCGGTCAGTGTCGGGCAGGGCGTGGAGAACTCGCCGCGCAGTTGTTCCAGGGTGCTCATGCGCACTCCCTGAGATTGTCGGGGCCGGGCTGGAGCTTCGCTCGGACTGCATCAGCGAGGTGCTCTTTGCTGGTACCTGTGACAGCCACGCAGACATCGCCCTGGTCGTTGGTCACGACGGCGCCGAGGGGAAGTTGGCGGTTGACCGTGGCGATGACGTAGGCGGTTTGGCCGGTCAGGAGTACCTCTTCAACGCTGACCTGCGCTTCCATGAGAGCGAGCGCTTCCTCCGACTGAGCGCCGGAGTCAGCTCGGCCATTGGCCAGGTCTTGCACAAAGTCCCTCAATGACAGGCATTTGGTGGAGAGGGCGCGCGGCAGGCTCAGGCTGCTGCAGAGCGATCCAAGGATCACCTTGATGCGGTGGTGCGTGCAGTCGTTTTCGATCTCGATCTGCGCGTCGACGGTGGCCTCAGGGCGCTGCAACTTGCAGGTCGCAATACCGCCGTTATCCAGGGTGCGCTGCAGCAGCATGATGTGGCGTAGGGAGATCTGGAACTCGCTCATGCTGCACCCCCGTTCGCAGGTACGGCGTGGGCTTTGCCATCCAGGGAGACGACCAACTGCAAGCCGGTGCTGCGTTGGAACGCGTGGATTTTCGCCAGGCTGGTGCAGGCGGTTGGATGGATGAGGACCGCTACGGATCCGTTGCGCTGTGCTGATTTCATTCTTCCGTGTCCTTGATGTGAGAGAAGGCACGGGACTGAAATTAGCAAAGGCTAATTAATTGTACAATAGCAAATGCTAAATTGATTGGGCGTGATTGCGCCCCGGCAGATGGCCGGTGAAACGCAACACGAGGGGGTTAGAGCTTCTTCGCGTTCCAGGCCAGCAGGACGCGGGCTTGTATGTGCATGCGTTCGATCATCGACTCATCGATGGTAATCGGTGGGTAGATGGGGTTGTCGGAGATCATTCGGAGCTGGCCTCCGGTAAGGCGCTGCAGGCGTTTGATGTAGAGGTCGCCGTCGAGGGTGAAGACGTATATCGCGTCTGTTTTCACCTCGGAAATCCCGCGATCCACAAGCAGGGCGTCGCCGTCGGCGAACGTACCAGACATGCTATCGCCATCCCCTGTGATGATGGCCAAGTTGTCGACATTCGAGAAGGTCAGGCCCTGCATCCTGAGCCAGTCGAGGTGAACCGTCATGTCACGGATGACTTCAATCATACCTGGGGCTGCCTTGCCATGCCCCATAGACGCCGCGATATCGAGGTGCGGAATCAGCACGAAGTTCTTGTCCTTTGCCGCCCTGGTGGGCAGGCGAACCACGTTGGCTGGGGCTGCGGTGGATGGCTCCTCGGAGGGAGGAGATGTCAGCGTCCCTGCTGCGAGCCCGATCTTGAGCTCCAGATTAAGCGCAGCCTTTTCCCCCAGCTTGCGATGGCCGTTGAGCAGTTGTGACAGGTACGACGCGTCTAGGTCGTGAGCCTCAGCGAATTCCTTCTGGCTCAGTGCACCCATGATCGTACGGAGGGAGGCGATACGCCTTTCATTGATATCCATTTGGCGATGATTGCTTTCCGTTAGCAAACAGTAAATTACTACTTGCTATTGCCTTGCTAATTAGCAATTGCTAATCTCGCCACCAACGGAGGTGTCTATGACGCTTAGCGAGTACTTGAAGACGATGGACAAGGAAGGGCTCGAGGCTTTCTCGCGACGTTGCGGTACGTCTGTTGGCCAGTTGAAACAAGTGGCCTACGGCAACCGCCGCGCTAGCGCGGGACTAGCTGTCTGCCTGGATCGAGAAACGGCAGGTGTGATTCGTTGTGAAGCACTGCGGCCGGACATCGATTGGGCATATTTGAGGCAAGTGAAGGAATAAGGTGCTGGACCAGGGACTCTCACCTCCCTGGCCCAGCGACGACGACGCACAGCACAGTACGGTCGTAGCTGTAGGATAGGTCCTACCTCATCCTGTGGCTACACCGTAAACCGAGGATTTACGGTTATGAGTCGCATTGATCTACTGCCGGACGCGGGTCCGGTTCTCGCATTGCGGCAGGCGCTCTACCGCGCCGGTCGCGACTATCACGGTGGTATCACCAAGCTGGCCTTCGATATGGTCATGGACGTTGATACCCTGCAGAAGAAACTCCATCCCACCGAAGAGCGGCGCTGGCCAAGTCCGGATGAGATAGAAGAGATCGTCCGGTGGACCGCAGATCAGCGGCTGCTGGATGCCCTCGTTCGACCGGCCGGTGTTGTGTGGTACCGCCCGGAGCCATTGCCAGCGACCAACGAAGCCCTTCAGGCGGTAGCCAAGCTGCTTGAGGAGTCCAGCGAATTCGTTGGCAGTCTCCACGATGGTGCCGCCGACAACGTCTGGACGGAGTCCGAGGTGTTGGATCTGGAGCACCGCGGGATGGATGTGATCCGTCAGGTGCTGGCGATCATGGCAGGTGCCCGCCAAGCCATGGAGGATGAAGCCCATGGCTGACGCCGTCGATTTCGCCAACGATCACGCCGAGTACTTCCTGCAGCTGTCGCTGCAGCGCCTTGCACGACTCCCTGAAAAGCCAAGCGCCCAGTTCTGCGAGGACTGCGACGAGCCGATCCCGCTCGCTCGTCAGCAGTCGGCTGCGGGTTGCGAGACCTGCATCGATTGCCAAGAGCTGCGGGAGCGCCGCAGATGAGCGAGCGCCCAACTCCTGCCACAGCTGATTGGGCGCGGCGTTACATTGAAGCCTTCGATCTCGCTCTGGTTCCCATTGAACCAGGTGAGAAAGGCCCTAAGGGGGCTGGCTGGAACAAGCCAGGTGGCTACTTTACTGATGCCTCAAAGGCTGAAGCGTTCTGGATAGCGAGCCCGAATCACAACCTCGGTGTTGTGCTCGGGCCGAGTCGTGTCTGTTCGCTCGACGTTGATGATGTTGAGCTGACCAGACTGGTTCTCCAGCAGACGCTTGGGCTCGACGTCGACGCTCTTGCTGACATGTACCCGACCTCTGTTGGCAATCCTGAGCGATTCCGCGTGATGTTCCGCGTTCCCGAAGGTGTAGAACTGAGTCGTCACGCTCTGGTTTGGCCCAACAAGAACGACCCTTGTGGCACCATCTACAAAGGGATCATGGCGCAAGCAATTGCTGCCAAGGCCGACGGAGATGCCGAGCGCGAGGCGGCTTTCCGCATGGCGGCTGATCCTTTCAAGAAAGTGACGGTCTTCGAGCTTCGGGGCGGCCTGGTGCAGGACGTATTGCCGCCGTCCATTCACCCTGGTACAGGCAAACCTTACACCTGGCGAACCCCTCCAGCCGCAGAAGGCTTGCCGGTGTTGCCGGCCGACCTCTTGGCCATCTGGCAGGATTGGGACGAATTCAAGCCGATGGGGGAGGGGGTTTGCCCATGGAAGCCTAAGTCGGCAGCGCCTGCGTCTGCAGCTCGTCCCGTGGCCAAGCCATCACCAGCTGCAGCACGATCCGGCGACCGGCTTCCCGAGGTCATCCCCGAGTTCAATCGCATCCATGATATCGCCACGATAATTGAGGCACATGGATACAAGCGTATCGACGGCAAGTGGTTGAGCCCACACAGCAGCTCCGGCGCACCCGGCGTGACGATCACGGATGGCAAGCTGTATTCGCACCACACTTCGGACCCGCTGGCGAACGGACACAAGAACGACGCGTTCGATGTGTTCTGCATCCTGATGCACGACGGCGACCAGAAGGTTGCTACCAAAGCAGCGGCGCGGATCCTCGGCATTGATGCAAAGTCCCGTCCACCGGCACCGCCGCCATTGGGCGAACTTCCCCGCGCCCCATCGGTGGTCGAGCAGGCCGAGCTGCCTTCGCTCGAGGGCAGCGATGCCGAGAACCTTCCCCACGCCCCATCGGACGATGAAGCGCCCAGCCCGGCCGGCTCCTCGGCCAAAGGGGGGGCAGGGGGTGACGCCCTGGACATCAATGGCGCAATGCGCCGATTCGCCCTGGTCGAAGGCACCACCAGTGTGTGGGACTTGGACAATGGGCGGGCGATGAAGCGGGCAGGCTTCGAAGCTCTGGTTGGCAAGCCCCTGGCAAAGGAGTGGATAGAGCGAACCGACAAGAAGCTCATTGCCTCCGAGCAGGTGACAGAGCTTGAACAGGCCCGAAAGATGGCCAGCAAGAAGGGCGGGGCGCTGAAGCTGGAGCCGCTCGACCGGTACATCTACATCGACGGTACGAAAGAGGCCTGGGACCGCGAGAAGAAGCGGCGCCTGCCCGAGGGTAGCGTCAAGATGGCCCTGGGTGATGCTTATCAGCTATGGCTGAACAGCCCGGATCGGCGGGTGGTGGACGTCGACCACATCGTGTTCGACCCGACGATGACCAAGGATCCTGCGATCTACATCAACACCTTCGAGGGCTTGCCGCTTGCGCCGGTGCGCGATGACGCTGCCTGCGAGAACCTGCGCTGGCTGATCTCGTTTCTTTGCAACAATGACACTGAAGCTCTGGATTGGCTGGTCAAGTGGCTGGCCTACCCGCTGCAGCACATGGGCGCGAAGATGGACACTGCCATCCTGTTCCACTCGACCATGGAAGGCTCGGGCAAAAGCCTGTTGTTCGCGGACATCATGGGTGAGCTGTACGGCCGTTACGGCGCCACAGTTGGCCAGACGCAGCTTGAAGGCAACTTCAACGCCTGGCAGAGCGGCAAGCTGTGGGCCGTGTTCGAAGAGGTTGTGAGCCGCGACCAGCGCTACAACCAGGTCGGCAAGATCAAGCACATGATCACCGGCAAAACAGTGCGGATGGAGTCGAAGTTCATCAACGGCTGGGAAGAATCCAACCACATGAACTCGGCGTTCCTGAGCAACGAGATCATGCCGTGGCCGATCAGCGAAGACGACCGCCGGATGCTGGTGATGTGGCCTCTGGAGACGCTGCCGCCTGAGAGGCAGAAGGCAATCGCCCGGGAGCTGGCGAATGGCGGGGTGGCTGCCTTGTACGGTTGGCTGCTGGACGTCGACCTCGAGGACTTCAACCAGCGCACCCGTCCGCCTAAGACTGAGGCCCGTCAACGCCTGGTTGAGCTGAGCCGCACGGCCTGGCAGACATTCTTCCACCTCTGGCGGAACGGTGAGCTTGGGTACGGCCTGTGGGGTTGCTGCCTGACCTCGGATGTGTACGCCATGTTCATTGAGTGGTGCGCCCATAACAAAGAGCATGCCATGAGCCAAACCAAGTTCTCCTTGATGCTGAGCGCTAAGGTGGAGAAGACGAGGGCTATCCCCTGGTCGGACTGCTCCACGGGGCACGGCACTCGGCGATTCGCGGCGTTCTTCATGCCCACTGATGGTGATCCTTCCCTGCCCCCATCCATGAATGCGGCCGTGCTGGGCAAGAACGTCATCGAGTGGCGTGAGCGAGCGAAGCTCTCGGGCTGGACGGTGGAAGCCTGGGACCACATCAAGAGGGTTGCAGCATGACTCTGTCGGTAAGTGTGTTGGGTGTGTTGGGTGGGTGTTGGGTTGGTTTCCGCAAGCCAACACAGATTCAGGCCCCGGAATCCGTGGATTGGCGGGAGTGTGTGTTGGGTGTGTTGGGTTCGCGCACGCACGCGCGCAGGCGATCTTCTTCAAGCGCTGAAATCGAAGGCCCGATAAATCTCTATGCGAGCCCTGAAAAACTCAACACACCCGACACACTAAACACAGATGCTTTCAATCCATTGAATTTATTGGGTTTCGAGTGTGTTGGGTTTGTGTTGGGTTGGCTAAATGTGTGTCGGGTACTGAATTCGGAGGGATGGCGATGACGATGGACTTGGAAAGACGCCTTCAGCGTCAGGTGCAAGTGGCCCAGCACCTGAAGGATATGGCGGAGTTGATTGATCCAGCCGAGCGCCTGCGTCTGGTCGGCGGACTGATGCAGCACTGGGGCGAGCAGCGCAGGCAATTGGGATTGGAAGCCAGCCTCGGTAGCCAGATGGGTACGATCATGGAATGGAAGGGGGCGGCGCCCCGCACTGGCTCCTCTGGAGCGCGGATTCTGATGTCGGGCGCTGGCCTGGATTACGCCGCCGCCGAAGTCGATGCAGCCGTCGCTGAGTTGGCTCGCGGGGACAAGCGTGCGGCAACGCTGGCCAAGCTGGCCGAGCTGCGTTACCTCCACCAAGTCACTATCAGGGAGCAGATGCGCGAGGTCGGGCTTGCCGAGGAAGCCGACCGGACTTACCGCAATTGGGTCAAGGCTCTGCACCTGCGGGTGTTTGCTCAACTGGCCGCACGCTCTGGTCGCGTCCGACAGCAGACCGTTCGTCGGGTCTCTTTGCAACTTGTGTGCAACATTGATGCTACATAGCGATCACATTGCGACGAACCGAAAAACACCCCTTTTCGGTTTTTCCGGTGGCATGTAAAAAGTCCCCACGATATCAAAAGTGCGCTTAGGCGCTTCCCCACAAGCACTGTGCTGTGCAATCCGCCCCGACCTGTCGGTGCATCGAGAACCCTGCCAACCGGCGGGGTTTTCTTTTTCCGGCGCCGTGCTTTGCCAATGAGGCTTACATGAACAGCGAGCAACAAGCGTTAGCCGAACTGCCGATCTGGATGGTGATCGTACTGTCCCTGGTCGGAGGTGTATCGGGTGAGATGTGGCGGGCGGACAAGGCGGGTGCTCGCGGTTGGGGGCTGATTCGCCGTTTGGCATTGAGGTCTGGTGCCTGTGTCACCTGCGGACTGTCGACCAACATGCTGCTGTACGCCCTAGGTGTTTCGGTGTGGGCGGCGGCAGCGGTTGGTTGCCTGACCGCGATGGCCGGTGCCGATGTGGCGATCAACCTGTACGAGCGCTGGGCGGCCAAACGGCTGGGTGTAAGCGAGATGTCGCAAGTTGGTGATATCAACAAAAGATCGGGAGGTACCTGCGATGCAAGTGCGAGTGATCGATGAGGCTCAAGATATTTTGTGGGTCAAAACAGAGACCGGCGGTCTGACTAGCTTGTCATACCGCCGGGATGGAGCGCTGGCGAAGATCATTGCGCACTTGGAGTCTGCATTGGAGCAGGCTCGGGGAGAGTTGATCTGCCAAGAGACGGGCGGAGATGTGGCGCAGCAGAATTCTGCCGCCCTTGAGGAGATGTTAGATCGTCAGCTCTTTGTTGATGTTGGCCATCACCCATCCCCAAATGTTCGGGGAGCGGAAGAACGAATGCCACGCGGGTGGGGCCCGGAAGTAAACCCTGTTGCCTGACTTCCAGATCGCCACCACATTCCCCGCAAGATCCGCGCTCCAGGCTGCTTGCTGGAGCGAGTCCATGATGTCCTGCTGTTGACTGTCGGATTTGCTTCCGAACGAAGATTCCAGGGGGAAGACAATCATGTCCTGCCCACTGTGATGCACGTGAGCGATTTTGTACTTTGCCATCTCGGTTCCTTGTGGTTTTGGAGGTAGTCCTTCCTCGGCATGCCTTCTGCTAGGAAGGACTTCGAGATGCTAGCACTTTGAGGTCAAGAGACGATGCTTTATCAGTTTGATAATCGGCTTACATCAATGCGGAATCCTCCAGGGCTGGGGCATCTCCGGGGTGTCGCCAGCGAGCAGCGGGGCGGGGGAGTGATCTGCCCGGGAGCCAGGGAGGGGCGGGGGACCCTGTCGAATTTCGCCGGGTACGGGGCAGGAAACCCGCGCTTCTTTGTTAGCGGGAGGTTCACCAGCTTAGTGAACTGCGGTGAACTGGTTAACCCCTTGAATTCATTGGGTGAACTGGACGTTTTGACATGACCCACCTGACGAAATCGGAGTTCGCCGCCCGGCACGGATGGTCGAAATCCTACGTTTCCAAACTGGCCAAGCAGGATCGCTTGGTGCTGACCGATGACGGCAAGGTCGACGTCGAAGCCACGGAGCTGCTGCTGGCCGAGTCCGCTGATCCGAGCAAGGCAGCTGTCGCTGCCCGGCATGAGGAGAACCGCGTCGAGCGGGACGTTCGAAGCCAGCTCCAGCCCGGCCTCGGTCCATTTGCGGTGCCGCAGCCGGATCCGGCGCCGGCGCCCGGCGGGGCTCACAACTTTCAGAAAGCGAAGGCGCACCGCGAGTACTACCTCGCCCAGCTGGCCGAAGCTGAGTTCAACAAAGTCCAGGGCAACCTGGTCGAGCGTAAAGCGGTGGAAGATGCGGCTTACATGGCGGGCCGGATGCTGCGCGACCAGTTATTCGGGCTCACGCCGCAGCTCGCCGCCGAGCTAGTGGGTATGAGTGACCCGTGGGAGATCGAAAAGCATCTCGCCAGCGCCTTCCGCCGCGTCCTAACAGAGGTCAGCAAGATGACCGACGCCGACCTCAACCAAGCCATCACACAGAGCTGAGCCTATGCCCACCGGATACGCAGACGGTGCCGAGGTGTACCGCGAAGCGTATTGCCGAGGGCTGACGCCTGACCCCGAACTGTGGGTTGATGAATGGGCGGACGAGTACATGCGGATCCCGCGTGATACCGGCGCCGCCGAACCCGGCAAATATCGCACCGCGCGCACGCCCTACGCACGTGAACCGATGCGCTGTCTTTCTCCTGCGCACCCGTGCAAGCGGGTGGTGACCAAGGTTGCCTCGCAGCTGATGAAGACGCAGATCGCCCTGAACTGGATCGGCGCCCTGATCCACATGGCCCCATCCAACATTCTGACGCTGCTGCCCAGCCTGGGGCTGGCCAAGCGTGTGTCATCCCGGATCGGCAAGACAATCGACGCAACGCCCGAGCTCAAGGCGCGCGTGGCGTCTAACCGCTCCAGGGACGCCCGCAACACCATGGACACCAAAGAGTTCGAGGGTGGCACGTTATACGCCACTACCGCTGGCTCGGCTGCCAACCTGTCGGAGTTGTCGGCTCGTTATGTCTACGGCGATGAGGTCGACCGCTGGGACGTTGACGTCGACCAAGAGGGTGATGGCATCAAGCTGGCTGAGGCGCGGGGCAGTACCTTCGGCCGCAACGCCAAGTTCTATTTCTCCAGCTCCCCGCTCATCAAGGGGGCCTCGCGGATCGATGATCTGTTCATGATGGGGGATCAGCGGCACTACTACGTACCATGTCCGACCTGTGGGCACATGCAGGTCCTCAAGTGGGAGCGCCTGCTTTACTCCCCTGACTTCAGCGCGGTTCATTACCAGTGCGAAGGGCCTGAGTGTGATGTGCTGATCGAGGAGCACCATAAGGCAGAGATGCTGGCCAAGGGTGAGTGGCGAGCCCATGCCCAAGGCGACGGCGAAACAGTAAGTTTCCACCTCAATGCGCTTTATGCACCATTGGGTTGGCATTCTTGGACCATGCTGGCCCGCGAGTTTGAGGGGGCAAAGCGTGCCCAAGATCGCGGGGACCTGGAACCCATGCAGGTTTTCTACAACACCAGGCTTGCAGAGGTCTGGGACAGCGCAGTCGAGCAGACTAAGGCTGAGGTGCTGCAAGCCCGGGCGCTGCAAGAGGACTACGTCCTTGGCACTCTGCCTGTGGGGGCGCTTGCCTTGACGGCCTCCGTCGACGTTCAGGCCAACCGCCTGGAGCTGATGGTCATGGCCTGGGGTGCTGGCATGGAGCGCTGGGTGGTCGATCACCAGGTAATTCCCGGCGACCCGGCCGACGAGCGCACTTGGGCGCTGCTCGATGACCGCCTCAAGATTCGCTACCGCCATCCTTGCGGCGTGAGCCTGGGGATTTTGGCCACTGGCATTGACTCCGGTGGCCATCACACCCACGAGGTCTACCAGTTCACCCGAGTGCGCCGTTGGCGCAACGTGTTTGCGCTCAAGGGGGCGAGCAAGCCGGGCCGGCCAGTGATCGCCCAACGCCCGTCGCAGGTGGATGTCACCTGGAAGGGGCAAACCGAGCGCAACGGCGCCGAGCTGTGGATCGTCGGTACCGACACGGCCAAGGACTGGATATACAACCGTTACAGCTTCGAGACGGGCCCTGGTGCGCTGCACTTCGCCAAGGACCTGCCGGACGAGTTCTTCCAGCAGTGCGTGGCCGAACGCAAGATCGCTCGCTACGTGAAGGGCTACAAGCGGATCGAGTGGGTCAAGAGCAAGGCCGAGCGCAACGAGGCACTGGACCTCATGGTTTACAACCTGGCCATGGCTAACTTCCTAGGCCTGCACCGCTACGGCGAACAGGATTGGGACAAGCTCCGGCAGGCGCTTGCGCAGGCCAACTTGTTCGAGCAAAGCGAACAGCAGACAGCCCGGCCCCAAGCTAGCGAGCCTGACGCTGAAGACCAGACCGACGAGGTCGATTCGCCGGCTCCTGTCCCTGTTCCGGTCAAGCGAAACGACACGCCATTCGCACCGGTGCCGCGAACCTCAACCCAACCGGCGTTACGCCGCAGTTCAAGCAGCGGTTACCTGAAGAGGCGTTAAGCGCTAGCTCAGTCCAATCATCGGGCTGATGAATCTCGCACCCAATGCCAAGGCTTCTGTTACCAAACCTTTGGTTGCTTCTCGACCTTGCTCCTTAGCGAGGCCGGAAAGTTGCTCGCCTATAGAGTCCTTCGAGCTAACGCTGTCAGGTACAGCTTTCAGAACCTCAAGCCCCTTTGCAGTAAGGACCGCCTCAGTGAAGTGGGTGAAGGGGTGCGGCTTAGCGGTTAGATAACCAGCGTCCATCAGCCACTTGCCTGTTGCGAAGAAAAACTCTGCTTCCTTTGTGGGTACTTCCATTCCCTGCCGTTCATCGAATTGCGTGGCATTACTCACGAAGTCTTCGGCTGTTAGGTACGTCGGTAAGGGGAACTGCAGGTACAGCTTCGCGAAGAGCTTCCCGGTGATTTCGTCAAACATCTCAATATTGGAGACAGCCATGTCACAAGATTCCACTTCAAAGATTGAAAAGGTAAAGGCATCCGCTGAACTTCAAGGCGAGCTAAGGCGCGTGATAGCCGACCAACTGACCGGAAGGATGGATTGGGTCAGGGCCCGAACCTACTGGACCCTACGACTGCCTGGCATACCTGCTGAAGAACTGGCGGATGCTCTATCGCACGTCCTCGCCGGAGGAAGTTACCGGCAGGAAATAGGCTCTCGGCATCAGAACTTCCTCTAATACCTAACGCAGTCGGCAGCACTGCTGCAAGAGGCTTTTAATGGCGTATACAAAAGCACACCTCGACGCTGTCGAGCGGGCGATTGCGCGCGGTGAAAAGATCGTTCGCTACTCGGACCGCACCGTCGAGTATCGAACGGTCGACGAGTTAATCAAGGCTCGCGACCTGATCCGCACTGAGCTGGCGAACGCCGCCGGGCCGCGCTCGCGCGTAGTACGGGTATTCCACGGAGGCAAAGGGCTGTGAGCGGACGCTACCTGACTCTCGGTCGCTCGGGCATCTTGGTGCCCGAACGGATCAAGGCCAGCTACGAAGGCGCCGCCGAGGGACGGCGCTCATCGAACTGGGATGCGCCGGACACCGGCGTGAACAGCTTGATCATGCCGGCCTTGCGCAACCTGCGTTCCCGCTCCCGCAGCGCGGTGCGCAATGATCCCTACGCGGCTAACGTCATCGACAAGCGCGTCAGCAACCTGATCGGTACCGGCATCACGCCGCACCCGCGATTGCTCGACAAAGCGATCCGCAAGGTGATGCAAGAGTTGTGGGAGGACTGGGTGGATGAGGCTGATGCCGATCAGCTCACGGACTTCTACGGCTTGCAGGCGCTAGTGGCGCGCACGGTAGAGCAATCGGGCGAATGCTTCATTCGCCTGCGGCCGCGCCGGCTGGAGGATGGTTACGCGGTGCCGCTGCAGTTGCAGTGCCTATCACCGGAGTTTGTTCCGCATGACAAGTTCGAAATGACCCGTTTTGGCAACGTCATTCGGGCCGGCATCGAGTTCAACGCCATGGGCCGTCGGGTGGCTTACTGGTGCTATCGCAACCACCCCAGCGACAAGTCCTCGCTCAATGTGGGCTACAACCAGCTGGTGCGGATCCCGGCGGAGCAGATGCTGCACGTGTTTGAGCCCCTGGAGCCTGGCCAACTGCGCGGTGTTCCGCGCTTGGCGCCCGTCCTGAAACGCCTGCGCAGTCTGGACAACTTCGACGACGCGGTGTTGTTCCGCCAAGAAGTGGCCAACCTGTTTGCCGGCTTCGTTCGCAAGCCATCGCCAGACGGCCCGCCGCAACTCGACCCGCTTACCGGGGCGCCGGTCAAGTATGACCGCGACGGCTTCACCCCTATGGTGGGTTTGGAGCCGGGCACCATGCAGGAGCTGCTGCCAGGTGAGCAGGTCGAGTTTTCGGACCCGCCGGACGCCGGCAACAACTACCCCGACTTCATGCGGCAGCAGCTGATGGCCGCCGCCGGGTCGGGGCTGCCCTACGAACTCATGACCGGCGACATGCAGGGCGTGAACGACAGGGCAATTCGCGTGGTGCTGACGGAGTTCCGCCGGCGGCTGGAGCAGCTCCAGTTCCAGGTGTACGTCCACCAACTGTGTCGACCAGTGCGCAAAGCCTGGCTGGACATGGCCGTGCTCGCAGGTGCGCTTGACCTGCCGGACTACGCACAGCGACGTCGAGAATATCAGCGCACCCGTTGGGTACCGCAGGGATGGGCCTACATCCACCCTGTGCAAGACGTTCAGTCGCGCAGCATGGAGATCGCCGCAGGCTTCGCGTCGCGCAGCGAGGTCTGCCTGCGCAATGGAACGGATGCGGAGGTGGTCGACGAAGAGAACGCCGCCGATATCGCCCGGGCGAAAGCCCTAGGCCTCAACTACAGCAGCTTGCCGGCCGTCGAGGATGACCCTGATGAGTCCGGTGACAAGGGGAAGAAATGAAAGAGCTGATGCCGTTCCGCATCTTCAACAAGGCGCCGTCGGTGCCGCAGGTCGAAGACCAACACTGGTACAAGATCAGCGCGGCGGCTGAGGGGCAGGACGCTGCTAAGGCCGACGCCACGCCCATCGAGATCTACATCTATGGTGAAATCGGGGGCTGGGGCATCACCGCGAACGAGTTCATTCAGGATTTGAAGGCGATTGATGATGGTGTTTCCCCGGTGGTGGTGGCGTTCAACACCATCGGAGGCGATCTGTTCGACGGCCTGGCCATTCATAACGCGCTGAACCGACTAGGTGAGCGCTGTACTGCCCGTGTTGATGCCTTGGCAGCCAGCGCGGGTAGTGTGGCTGCATGTGGTGCGCACCGCCTGGTGATGGCTTCAAACGCGATGCTGATGGTGCACAACCCGTGGACATGGACCAGCGGTGATGCCGAAGACTTGCGCCGGGTTGCTGACGTTCTCGACCAGACCTTCGAGGCGATCATCGCTGCTTACAAGGCCAAGGCGCCGGGCATTGATGATGCCGAACTGCGGCGCATGGTCAACGACGAGACCTGGTTGACCGCGCAAGAGGCCCTTGCGCTGGGGCTGGCCGATGAAGTAGGCAACGGGGTCGAGGTCAAGGCGTGTCTGGGCCAGGGCGCCGCGATGAAGCGGTACCGCCAGACGCCCAAGGCGCTGCTGGATCAGCTAGCCGAGCAGCCGCCGTCATCAGATGAGGAGCCGGCAACCCCACCAGAGCCACCGGCTGCTGGGCCCGGCGACTCTACCGCGTTGGCCTTGATGATCACCCAGGACTGCGCCAAGGCGGGAATCAGCAACCTGGTCGAGCCGCTGATCGTTTCCACCAAGCTGACTGACCAGGCCACGGTGCAGGCCGCGCTGAAGCGCGCCAAGGGCATTCACGATCTCTGTGCCGCTGCCCGGCTGCCCGAGCTGACCGCTGAATACGTGAAGGCCGGCCTGGAGCCCGATGCGGTGCGGGCCCGGCTGTTCGAGAAATTGGTCAGCTCCGGCAAGGGCTTTGAGATCGACAACAGTTTGCCGCCGGCTGACGACGAACAAGAGACGGTCAAGGCGCAACTCCCCAACCCAACCGACATCTGGGCTGCCCGCCGGCAGGCCGCCACCAAAGGAGCACGAGCATGAGCACCATCCAAGAGGAACCGGTCCACGCCGGTGAGTTTCTGCTTTCTGAAGGTGCGGGGAAGATCTCCCGCGAAGCCATCAACATCGTGGCCGGCCCGGCCCTGGTTGCAGGCCAATTGCTCGGCCTGGTCACTGCGAGTGGTGAGTTCGCACCTTACAACCCAGCGGCTGAGGACGGCAGCGAGAACGCTGTCTGCATCCTCTTCGCCCCGCTCGGTGAGTCGGACGTATCGCGGCGCGGGCGCGCGGTGGTGCGCCTGGCCGAGGTCACCGAGGCATTGCTGACGGGCCTGGACGGCGATGCGGAAAAGTCCCTGGCGGCGAACTTCATCATCCTGCGTTGACCTGACCCTTTCTTATCTCCCAACCCCGCCTCGAGCGGGGTTCTTACTTTCTGGAGTACCCCATGGCTGAGATTGCCATTTTTCAAGATGATGCCTTCAGCGTTGCAGCCCTGACTGCGGCCATCAACGAGCAGGAGTACGTGCCGGGCCGCCTGGCAGCCCTCGGCTTGTTTCGCGAAGAGGGCGTCCCGACCCTGACCGTTCAGATCGAAAAGGACGGCGATACCCTCGCCCTGGTGCCAGCGGGTGAGCGCGGAACCTCCGGCTTGGTGGTCGGTGGTAGCAAGCGCAAGCTCATCCCCTTCAACACCATTCACCTGCCGCAGCGTTTCTCGATCAAGGCTGACGAGATCCAGGGCATTCGAGCGTTCGGTTCCACCACCGAGCTGCAGGCCGTTCAGGCGGTAGTGAACAAGCGCCTGGGCAAGGCCCGGAGCCAGCTGGATGCCACCCACGAGTATCACCGCATGGGGGCCGTCAATGGCCAGGTGCTCGACGCCGACGGCTCGTCGGTACTGCTCGACATCTACAAAACCTTTGGTGTGTCCCGGCAGACACTGTCGATGGGGCTCAACGATCCGAACACCAACGTTCAGGTTCAGTGCGTTGACGCGTTGGATATGCAGGAGGACGCGCTCGGTAATGTCACCACCACCGGTGCGCGCGCGTTCTGTGGCAAAACGTTCTGGAAGAAGCTGATCGCTCACCCTTCGGTGGTCGAGACCTACAAGGGCAGCCAGCAAGCCGCAGCCCTGCGGGGTGATGGGCGAGAGGGTTTCGAGTTCGGCGGCATCAGCTGGGAACGCTATCGCGGCAAAGTCGGCGGTAAGGCCTATGTCTCCGATGACGAAGCCCGCCTGGTCCCAGAGGGTGTCTCGGATCTGTTCCTGTCGATCTACGCGCCGGCGGACTACATCGAGACCGTCAATACCGAGGGCCTGCCGTACTACAGCAAGATCGAGGAAATGCCTTTCGGAAAGGGTATCGATGGTGAGGCGCAGTCCAACCCGCTGCACCTCTGCACCCGTCCCCGTGCTGTCCTGCGCCTGACGCTCTGATCATGGCCTTTCGGGACCTGATCGACGAAATGGATGACACGGTGTTCGATGTCCTGGGTGATCGCGCTCTGATCGAGGGGCGCGAGGTGCAGGGCATGTTCTCCGCGCCCTGGCTCCAGCCCAAGCTCGGCCAGATCCGAACGGCCCTGCGGGAACCGCACCTGGTGATCCGCGTTGGCGACAACGCTGGGGTCGAGACCAGGCAGAAGGTGTTCATCGATTTGCCGCCTGAGGATGGCGGTGGGAACTACACCATCGTGGCGAGCGAACCGGGCGGTGATGGCCTGGTCGCGCTTGTGCTGAGGAAGGCACCATGAGCGTTGGCAGCTACCACAAGCAGTCGGCCCTTGGCGGCATGATCTCGCTGCGGGTCGACCCGCAGGACATGAAGGCCTTTCAGGACTTCGCGCAACTGTTCCCCCAGGCGGTTACTGCGGCGCAGCGGCGAGCCATCAACAAGGTTCTTCGCTGGCTTCGCACGCACATCGCCCGCGATGTAGGTAGACAAGAGCGCATCGCAATCGCCGCAGTACGACAGCGCCTCAAGGCGTTCCCGGTCTCCAGCAATGGGGTGGGGCGCTTGTGGTTCGGTATCAACCCAATCGAAGCCAGCAGGGCTGGCCGGCCGCGACAAAGCCGCTCGGGCGTGTCGGTGGCCGGGCGTCGCTACGAAGGCGCTTTCTTCAAGCGAGTCTACGGCGGCAGCCCAGACATCTGGATTCGCACGGCCAGCAAGCACTTCGATGCGAAGGACTACCCCGACAGCCAGGTGTCAGGCAGCGGAGGTCGCAGCTCCGGTTGGATCTCGGAGAACGACAGCCGCTTCCCCTTGGCCAAGGCGAAGATCTCGCTGGATGACACCCGCGTGCACTTCGAGAAGTGGACCAGTCAGGCGCATGAGCGCCTGCAGGTAGTGATGGAGCAGGAAATGAACTTCGAGTTGCAGAAGTATTTGCGGAGGTCGGGCAATGGATGACGATCCGATAACTCTCGGGCAAGTGTTTGCTGCCATTGAGGAGCACATCAGGGACGCGATCCCTGGCCTGGCCTATGTCGGGACCATGCCGGAAGGCATCCGGACGATCCCGCCGCCGGCAGTGGTGATTGAGCTGGCGGGGTTTGAGGCAGCGGACAAGGACCCTGGCACCGGGCAGGTTGCGGTGGAGGGGCGCTTTGAGGCCCGTGTGATCGTGGGTCAAGAGGAGGCGAACTGCCTACAGGTGGCGGCATTCGTCGCCGCGCAGCTGGCGGTGCTGCTGCGGATGCAGTCCTGGGGCTTGGCCGTCGAGCTTGCCGAGTTTGTGCGTGCGGAGCGGGATTGGACTCGCCCAGAGCTGGATGGCTATGCCGTGTGGGTCGTCGAGTGGGTGCAGACCATCTACCTCGGCGAAGAGGAATGGCCCTGGCCTAATCAACCCCCAGGCAATCTGGTGTTCGGTTTCAGTCCGGATACTGGCCCTGGTAGCGAGCACCACTACCAGTCGCCGGAGGACATGGCATGAGCTACGCGTCAGCCCAGCACGACCGCATGCTGGCCTCCGTAGTGATCCCCTGCACGGTGGTCGCCGTCGACCTGTCGGTTGCTCGCGTTCGTGTCTCGGATGGCGGCAACTGGACCAGCGCCTGGGTTCGGTGGCACGCCCAGGCCGCCGGCAAGGCTCGCCACTGGCGGGCGCCCAGTCTGGGCGAGCAGGGCCTGTTGGTCAGCCCAAGCGGTGAGCCGGCGCAGGGCACCTTCGTGCCGGGCCTTTATGGCAACGCCGGCGACCAGCCTGATAACCGCGATCACGTTGAAGTCTGGCGCTTCGATGACGGTGGCTCCCTGGTCTACGACTGGGCGGCCAACAGTTACACCATCAAGGTGCCATCCGGCACTGTGACCATTGAGGTAGGGGGGACCAAGGCTGTCCTTACCGACGACGCTATCACCGCTCAGTCAACGAGCATCACGCTGACCGGCAGCGTCAAGATCGTGGGGCCGCTACAGGTCACAGGGGACATCAACGGTGGTGGCCGCATCATTGACACGGCCGGCAACACGGCCAACCACAAGCACTGAATCAAGCCCGCAAATGCGGGCTTTTTCGTATCTGGAGGCAGCATGGCCAAAGCAGAAAAAGAGGCATCGTCCGATGGGACGGGGCAGGTGATTGCCGCAGAACTGGTACCGGCCAAGCCGATCACCTTCCGCGATAAAGAGTACAGCGAGCGCATCCTGCTTTTGCGGGATTGGCGCGAGCTGCGGGTTAAGCGAGCGCGAGTGACGGTGCAGGCTGATGATGCGGTCGCCATCGCCTTCCTACGCAAGCGTCCTGATTTCGAGCAGCTGCAGGAATAAGCCCATGATCGGACTGGATCGTCGCACCGGGCAGCCGCTTTCTGGCGTGGCCCATCTGAAACAGTCCATCGAGGACATCCTGACAACCCCGGTCGGCCACCGGCGCATGCGCCCGGAGTACGGCAGCAACCTGCGCCGCTACGTCGACCTGCCAGTGAATGAGGGCTGGAAAAGCGCAGTGCAGGCCGAGGTGGCGCGTGCCTTGGGGCGCTGGGAGCCGCGCCTGAAGCTGGAGCGCGTGCGCATGGTTGCGGTGCTCGACGGGCAAATCACGCTGTCGCTGTCCGGTACCTACGTGGGTGACGGCGTCGTAATGGAGGTGAGTGCATGAGCGCTATCGATCTCTCCCAGCTTCCGGCGCCACAGGTAGTGGAGGACTTGGATTATGAGGCGCTGTATCAGGCCGACTTGGCGACCTTTCGCGCTCACATGGGCGATAACTGGAGCGCGATCCTGGAGAGCGACCCGGTGACCAAACTGCTGGAAGTTGGGTCGTACCGCAAGCTGCTCAACCGCTCGCGGATCAACGACGCGGCCAAGGCGTTGATGCTGACTTACGCCAAGGGCACCGACCTGGACCAACTTGCGGCCAATGTCAGTCTGTTGCGCCTCGTGGTGCAGGTCGAGGATTTGACGGCGGTGCCCCCGGTGTCCCAGGTGCTGGAGGAAGACGACGCGTTGCGTGAGCGGGTCCAGCTGGTCTACGAAGGGCTCACCACGGCCGGCCCGCGTAACAGTTACATCTTGCATGCGCGCAACGCCTCCGGACAGGTCGCGGACGCCACAGCCGAGAGCCCATCGCCGGCAGTGGTGGAAGTAACGGTGCTGGCCCTGGATGGTGACGGCTCGGCCTCGGCCGAACTGCTCGCGACCGTTGATGCGTACCTGAGCGACGATGACGTTCGACCGGTAGCCGACCGCCTGACGGTGCAAAGCGCGCAGATCCTGCCGTATCGGATCGACGCCAAGATTTACCTGGCCGGCAGCGGCCCGGAAAGCGAGGCGATTCTGACCCAGTGCCGGGCACGCCTGGGAGCATGGATCAACCCCCGCCGTCGGCTGGGCATTGAGGTGGCGCGCTCTGGCATTGATGCCCAGTTGCATATCGACGGGGTCAGCCGCGTCGAGCTGGAGGGGTGGGCCGATATCCGACCGACCAAGGCGCAAGCAGCCTGGTGCTCTGGGTTCACCGTTGAGTGGGGTGAATGATGGCCAGTCTGCTGCCTCTGAATCGAACGCCGCTGGAGGCCGCCATAGAGGTGGCAGCCGACGAAGACCTGGCCGTCATGCTGCGCACGCTCTACAACCCGGACACTTGCCCGGCCAACCTGCTGTACCTGCTGGCCTGGGCCTGGTCGGTCGACCGCTGGGACGACCAGTGGGCCGAGGAGGTCAAGCGCTCCGTCATCCGGTCGTCGTTCTACATCCATAAGCACAAAGGGACCATCGGCGCGCTGCGCCGCGTGGTCGAGCCGTTTGGCTACCTGATCGAGGTAATCGAGTGGTGGCAGACCGCGCCCCTGGGCGTGCCGGGTACCTTCTCGCTCAAGGTCGGTGTGTCGGATGAAGGCATCGACGAGGAAACCTACCAGGAACTGACCGCGCTGATCGATGACGCCCGGCCAGTCAGCCGGCACATGGTCGGCCTGGCGATCAGCCTGGAAACTGCCGGCCCCCTGTACCTGGCCACATCCGCATACGACGGCGACGAACTCGACGTTTACCCGCCCGAAGCGGTTGACCTGGAGGTCACCGGCGAAATTGGCCGTGGCGGCCGTGACCACATCATTGACTATCTGGACGTTAACTATGGTTGACCAGACTTCACAGTTTTACGCGATCCTGACCAACGTCGGGGCCGCCAAGCAAGCTAACGCGGATGCTCTGGGCGTGCCCTGGACCTTCTCGCAAATGGCCGTAGGCGACGGCAATCCGAACAACCTGGAGAGCCCGCCGCTGCCCCTGCCAACGGCCAGTCAAACGGCACTGCTCAATGAATGGCGCCGGGCGCCGCTGAATCAGCTCAAGGTCGACCCGAGCAATGCAGCGGTAATCATTGCCGAGCAGATCATTCCGGCCGATGTGGGCGGTAAGTGGATTCGCGAGATTGCCCTGTACGACGCCGATGGCGACATGGTGGCGGTGGCCAACTGTCCGCCCACCTTCAAGCCGCTGCTTAGCCAGGGCTCTGGACGTACCCAGGTAGTGCGCCTGAACCTGATCGTCAGCAGTTCCAGCAACGTACAGCTCAAGATTGACCCGAGCGTGGTGCTCGCTACCCGTGAATGGGTTGAGGGCGAGTTGGCTAAGTTGGACTTCAAGCAGTCTGTAGTGGTGGCCACCACCGCAAACATCGCCTTGAGCGGGCTGCAAACCGTTGACGGTGTGGTGCTGACTGCCGGCGCACGGGTGCTGGTGAAGGACCAAACCGCCGGAAAGGACAACGGCATTTATGTGGTAGTGGCGGGTGGGGCTTGGAGTCGCAGCGCCGATGCCGACCTGAGCGCGGAAGTCACCCCCGGCCTGATGGTGTCGGTGGAAAAGGGCACCGCCAACGGCGATAGCGTCTGGCAGTTGGTGACCGATGCGCCGATTACCCTGGGCGTTACGGCGTTGACCTTCGAGGCGGTGACCGGCCGCACCGGCGTAACGGTGGGGACGTTCAAGAGCGTAACCGTCGATAAGCTCGGGCGTGTAACCGGGGGGACCAATCCAACCACGCTGGCCGGTTATGGCATCGTCGACGCGGTCAAGCTCGGCCAGTATGGCGTCGGCACCCCGCTGCCGCTGGATGGTGGCTCCAATCTGAATACGCTGTTGCAAGACGGCGTGTATGCCTACACCTCGGGCGAGCCATTGGCGAACGCGCCCATTTTGGGGGCTAGCCATGTGATTGTTCGTGGCGCCCTTGTCTACCCGCACCAAGAGGTGAAGCGGGTCTATCAAAACCGTTTCTTCTACCGAGCAGCGAACAAGACCTGGCCAACATCGTCGGCCGATGACTGGGAGCCTTGGGTGGAGATGCTGCACACCGGCAACATGGTGCAGGCAACCCAGGCCGAGGCCGAGGCGGGGGTTTCGTCGACGGCATGGATGTCAGCCCTGCGGGTAGCTCAGGCGATTGCCAAGGTGGTCACCCAGGCCACGGAAACAGTGTTTGGTTGGCTCAAGGTTTCCACTCAGGCGCAGGTCACCACCGGCACGGATGACGCCACGGCGGTAACGCCAAAGAAGCTGCGGGGAGCCCAGGCCACGCAGGTCGAGGCCGAGGCGGGCGCGCTAGACACCAAGTTGATGACGCCGCTGCGGGCCCTGCAGCTGATCCGCAACGTGACGGCGTTGGCCACTGAGGTGCTTTACGGTGTGCTGCGTGTGGGCACCCAGGCCGAGGTCGATACCGGTACGCTGGATATGGTCGCGGTAACACCCAAGAAAATGCGTTGGGGCTTTGCCTTCTCGTACAACTCCAGCGGCTACATGGTGTTTCCGACCTGGTTGGGCGGCCTGATCATTCAGTGGTCCAACGGGCAGATCAACGCTGGCGCAGGGATGGCACGAATCACCTTGCCGCTTGAGTTCACTTCGAGCCTGGTGGTGTATTCCATCGGCACCTCGTCGGCAGGCGTGACCATGACCGGTCAAGGTGCCTCCACGACCGGCATTGATGTAAACGCGCGGACAGTGATCAGCGGCGCGCTCACTGTGCCACCTGGCATCGTGGGCTACACCTTCTTGTGCTTGGGGAAATGAGGCATGCGTTACTACAGTCAAACCACCGGGTGCTGCTACCTGACGGGTATTCACACCAGCATGCCGGCGGATGCCGTGGAGATTCCCGACGACCGCTATGAGGCGGTGATCGGCAACCCTGATCCGGGCAAGGTGCGTTCGCATGACGCTCAGGGGCTTCCGATCCTGATTGACCCGCCTGGACTGACCGCCGACGAGGTGGCGGCTCAGGAGCGCGCCTGGCGCGACGGCGAGCTGGCGGCCCGGCAGTGGCTGCGCGACCGTCACCGTGATGAGCAGGACCTGGGCCGCGCCACCACGCTCAGTGAGGCGCAATTTGCCGAACTGCTGGAGTATCTGCAGGTGCTGCGCGATTGGCCCCAAACCCAGGCATTCCCCGACACGGCGCTGCGTCCAGTACCGCCTGACTGGATTGATCTCTACACCCAATGACGCCCCGCACTGACGGGGCGTTTTCATTTCCGCTGTACCACCTGGCCCTGCACTGCGGGGCCTTCTCATTTCTGGAGAGTCTATGAGCGGTTTCTTTCACGGCGTTACCGTAACGAACGTCGACACCGGCGCCCGCCAAATCGCCTTGCCGTCGTCCTCGATCATTGGTTTGGTCGACACCTTCACCCCTGGCCCTGGTGCTGACGGCACCCCCACGGCCAAGGCAAACGACCTGGTGCTGATCACCAGCGAGCGTGAGGCGGTGGCTGCCTTCGGTGCCAGCTCGGCCATTACCAAGGCGTGCCGGGCGATCTACATACGCGCCAAGGCGGTGATTGTCGCGTGTGGCGTGGCCAAGCTGGAGGACGCGGCCGAGCAAACCTCGGCAATCATCGGCGGCGTGTTGGCCGATGGCACCCGTACTGGCATGCAGGCGCTGCTCGATGGCAAAAGCCGCTACAACGCTCAGCCGCGGCTGCTGGTGACCCCCAAGCACAGCGCGACCCAGGCCGTCGGCACCGCCCTGGTGGCCCTGGCCGACAAGCTGCGGGGTATCGCGATCATCGATGGCCCCGGCACCACCGACGAAGCTGCCGTAGCCTACGCCGGCGAGTTCGGCGCCAAGCGCGCCTACCTGGTCGACCCCGGTGTGAAGTACTGGGACACCGACGCGAGCGCGACCGTGGATGCCCCGGCATCGGCTTGGGTGGCCGGCCTATTCGCGTGGACCGACAGCGAATACGGCTTCTGGGCCTCGCCGTCCAACAAAGAGTTCGTTGGCATCACCGGCACCACCCGCTCGGTGGAGTTCTTGGACGGCGACGAGACGTGCCGGGCCAACCTGCTGAACAACGCCAATATCACCACCATCATTCGCGACGACGGCTATCGCCTGTGGGGTAACCGCACGCTGTCGAGCGATCCGAAATGGGCCTTCGTCACCCGCGTGCGCACCATGGATATCGTCATGGACGCGATCTTGTATGGCCACAAGTGGGCGGTCGACCGGTCGATCACCGCGACCTACATCAAGGACGTAACCGAAGGCCTGCAGGCATTCATGCGCGACCTCAAGAACCAGGGCGCAATCATCAACTTCGAGGTGTTTGCGGATACCGAACTGAACACCGCCAGCCAGCTTGAGCAGGGCAAGGTGTACTGGAACATCCGCTTCACCGATGTGCCGCCAGCGGAAAACCCCAACTTCCGCGTCGAGATCACCAATCAATGGCTGACCGAAGTCCTCGACTCGGCCGCATAAGGAGCGCTTCGCATGGCAATGATTCCCGAAACCCTGGCCAACCTTAACCTGTTCGTCGATGGCATCAGCTTCCAGGGCGATGTACCCAGCCTGACCCTGCCCAAGCTCACGCTCAAGATGGAGGAGCACCGTCCCGGCGGCATGGATATGCCGGTCGAAATGGACCAGGGCATGGAGAAGCAGGAAGCCAGCTTCACCACCACCGGCGTGCGCCGTGAGTCGCTGAAGTTCTTCGGCCTGGCCGACGGTACCGCCTTCAACGGCACGTTCCGAGGGGCCTTCAAAGGCCTGAAGGGCAAGATCAATCCGGTGGTGGTCACTCTGCGTGGCAGCCTGAAAGAGATCGACATGGGCGACTGGAAAGCCGGTGACAAGGCTGAGATCAAGCACGCCGTCAGCCTGACCTACTACAAGCTCGAAGTCGACGGCCGCCTGGTCTACGAGATCGACGCGCTGGGTATGAAACGCGTCATTGATGGTGTCGACCAGTTGGCTGCGCAACGCACCGCCCTCGGCCTGTAACCCCCTCCCTGCAATCACAAGGACTCTTCCCCCATGGGTACTATCGCTAAAACCCCTTCCTGGCTCACTGTCGCCCCTGATCGCGTGATCGTGAAGCTGACCAAACCCTCCGAAGCCAACGGCGTACAGGTCGACCAGATCAGCCTGCGCGCACCGACCGTGCGCGACATTCGTGCGGCGCAGCAGGGTGCCGGTGCCGATGATGAGCAACGTGAACTCAACCTGTTCGCATCGCTCGCCGAGGTCGGCGTCAAGGACTTGGAGGGCCTGGCCCTCAAGGACTACAACCGCTTGCAGACTGGCTACTTTCGCCTGGTGCAAGACGACGACGTTTGACGCGGAAACGCAGCGGCGGCTCGCCAAACGGCTGGCCTCCGAGCTGCATTTCTCGGCCGCTGAGATATCAGGCATGTCCTTTGTGGACATGCTGTGGTGGCTCAATGACTGAGTAGGGGATAACAGATGGCAAAGATGAAGTTAGCCCTGGAGATCGGCGGATCCGTCGCGGGGTCGGTCGGCGCGGCGTTCAAGGACGTTCAAGGACGGATTCAGAAGCTCGAGCAGACGAGCAACAAGGCCAAGGTGCTCAAGGGCACCATCGGCGACACTATGAAGCTGCAGGCCGAGTGGAAGCGGGCGCATGACACTGGCGCTGCCGGTGCCGACAAGCTGTTGCGCAAGCTCAACGGTAACTTGGAGTCGCTGCGTAAGCAGGGCGTCGAGGTCGGCCGGTTGAGCCGTGAGTACCAGCGCCTGGCCCGTGAGGCGAAGGGCGCCGATTTACAGCTCAAGGGCCAGCAGCAGATCAATGCGGGCAAGTCGTCACTCCAGACGAATGTTGGTGCTGCCGCCGTGGGCATTGGCCTGATCGCCATTCCGACGAAGATCAGCGCCGACTATCAGGCAATCATCCGTGACATTGCGATCAAGGCCGATGCCGTCAACAAGCCTGAGGAGGTCCAGCTAAGCCGAACGGTGATCCAGACGGCCAAGGACACGGGCATGGGCCGCAACGATGTCGCCGACTTGATCAACCAACTGGTCGGTGCCGGTATGGAGCTGGACAAGGCCATGGCCTACGCGCCGACGGCGGCCAAGTTCGCCATCGGCCAGGGCGCCTCGGGCGTCGACACGGCCAGCATGATTATGGCGCTGCAGCAGAGCGCCAAGATCACCGATCCCAAAGTCATGGAGCAGGCACTTGAAGCCATCGCCTACCAAGGCCAGGCGGGCAGCTTCGAGGCCAGCGACATGGCCAAGTGGTTCCCACAGTTGCTCGCGGGGATGGAGAAGAACGGTATCACTGGGTTGGATTCGGTTTCGTCTCTGGGCGCCATGCTGCAAGTGCAGATGAAGACAGCCGGCGGCTCGGATGAAGCGGCGAACAACTTCAAGAACTGGATTGAGAAGATCGGCTCGGGTGACGTGGTGAAGGCCTACAAGGATGCAGGCATTGATTACCAGGCCTCGCTGAACACTGGGCTGCAGAAGGGCATGAACGTTATCGAGTCCTCCATGGCGCTTGCCATGAAGTACGTCGAAGCGACCGACCCGGCGAAGGCCAAAAAAATGAAGGAAGCCCAGGCCAATATCGACAAGGAAGTCGACCCGGAGAAGGCCAAGGCTGCGCTTGAGGCCCTGGAGAAGACACTGCGCACCGGCGACCTGTTCGCCGACATGCAGGTCAAGGCGGCCCTGACCGCCTACGCGCAGAACCGGGGGCTGTATACCCAGCTGAAGGCCGACTCGCAGAACGCTACCGGCATTCTGGACAAGAATCTGGAAGAGCGCCGCGAAACGTCGTCGCAACGCTGGGCAGAGCTCGGCCAGGCCTGGAGCGATTCCATGCGCAGCGTGGGAGATGCCATCCGGCCCGCGACTGACGCGGTTGCCCAGGGCCTGACGGCGATTGCGCAAGGCATGACGACGCTGTCGGACAAATTCCCGGCGGTGATCATGGGTATTGCGGGTCTGACGGCGGCGGTCAGTGCGGTGCTGACTGCACGTGCTGGGGGCCAGGTTGCTCGGGGCGTTTACAACGTGGCGCGTGGCCGTGTCTGGAGTGCTCGACGTCGTGGCAAGGTTGAAGACGCGTCGGGCGGGATGGCCGCGCCCAAGACTGGCAATCAGGTTGTGGATACCGGCATAGGCGTGCTTGGCCAAGTGTTGGGTGCACCGGCTAGCAACGATGTCGGCCCCGGACTGGGCAACCAGCCGCAGCGCGTCTTTGTGGTCAATGCCGATGCTATCGGCCGGCTGGGCGGTAGCGTTGTTGACGTGGGACCGGGAGAACCAGGTAGTCGGCGTGCACGCCGTCGACGGCGGAGGCGGGCAGGATCGCCGGCAGATTCGCGCCGGCCGACAAGCCCGCCGGCCAAGGTGCCGGCAGTACCCCGGCCATCACCGGTTGTGCCACCGCTGGTTGGCCCAAGCAGCATAGCCGGAGAAGTGGGCGGCTTCGCTCGAGCAGTGCATAGCGTGCGTGGCGTGACCAAAACCATGTCCAACCTGCCGGGCGGCAAGTTCCTCGACATGCTGCCGGGCGTGCTGGATGTTGCGCTGAACGCAGAAACCCAAGATGAGAAGGCCGAGGGTTACGGTGGTTTGGCCGGTGGCATGGCCGGCGCATGGGCAGGTGGCTCCACAGGGGCGATGGCGGGTGCGGCAATTGGCTCTGTCGTGCCAGTCATTGGTACCGCTGTGGGTGGTGCTGTAGGGGGCATGCTTGGGATGGTGCTCGGCGGCCTGGGAGGCGAGTCCATCGGCGGCTGGCTGGGCAAGCGTTTGTTCGGTGAAGACAAGCCGGTAGAAGTCGCTGACGCAAAGCCCCTGGTCAAGGAAGTGCCAAAAACCGAGGCACCGGTGCTCGGTGCAGCAGTGGCGGCGATGCGGGCGCCGGCAGTTGAGGCTCCCGCTCAGGACGCCGCGCCTGGGGCGGTAGTGCGTGCCCTGGACAAGGAATCATCGCCACCAGTGGCGGCGTCCGCAGTCCCCGCAGTCGTGAAACCCACCGAAAAGGCCAAGCCTGTGCCGCCGAAGGTTGACCAGTCCTTCACCTTCGCGCCGGTCATGCCCATCACCGTGCATGGCGATGTGAAAGACCCCAATCAAATCGTGCGTGAAGCCGAGCCGGCGCTGCGTGGGATGTGGGAGGGGTTCCAGCGTGAAGTGGCGTCTCGCCAGGCCTCAACTCAACTGTATGACGCGCCAGATGTCGCGTAAGGAGGTGTCATGGCCTACATGGAATTACTGGGATCGACGTTGTCTTCCCTGGTGGCGGCCGGCATGGCTGGACGTACCAGGCTCGATGGCATGTTAGGGCCACTCACGGGCGCTGTTAGCGACATGACTGGCGCGGCGGCGGAGCTGGAAAACTTGCCGATTGTTGGACCGGCAATCGGCGAGAAGCTGCAACGCACCATGCGCCAGATCAACGCAGCGCAGTCCACCGTCGGCCAGGTAGCCGCGAAGTACAGCCAGGTCGTGTCGGCGGCCTCCCAGGTGCAGGAGCGCCTGGGCTCGCTCAAGGAACAGACCAGCAAGGCCGGCGCGGCGGTCAACCGCATTGCCGGCTCGCTGAGCCCGAGCCTTGGCAACATTTTCCCGAGCAGCGTTCTGGGGGCGGACATGACGCCTTCGGCCGCAGCGGTTAAGCCATTCCCGCATCTGCTGATCATCCAGCCCCAGGATCCGAAGCTAAAGCCCTATTACTTCAACCTGGACACGGCCGCGTTTGATGAGCTGATGCGTAAAACCGTCTTCCGCTGGGCCGGCCAGGAGCGCCTGACGCGTCACATTGCGCAGCAGGCGGTAGGGCAGGGCGAGGACAGGCTGACGATCAAGGGCGCGATCTTCCCGCTGTTCAAGGGAGGCATCGGCCAGCTGAACGACTTACGCACCATCGGCAGCCGCCTGCAGCCGCTGACCCTGACCACGGGTTACGGCGAAGTGTTGGGCAACTGGTGCCTGTTGAACGTGGACGAGGAGCAGGGCGCCCTGCTCGCTGGCGGTATCCCTCGCAAGCAGTCCTTTAGTCTGGAGTTTGTCGCTTATGGCAATGACATGCAGAACGTCTGAGGGCGACCTGCTCGACAGCCTGTGCCACGCCTACTACGGCACCCTGGTGGGAACCGTGGAGGCGGTGCTGCAGGCCAACCAAGGCTTGGCCGAAGAGGCACAGCCGTTCCGCGCCGGTGTGCTGATTCACCTGCCGGACTTGGCCGCGGCCGAGATCGAGGAAGTCACCCTCTGGGATTGATCCCGCTTTACGCATCACGAACCCCGCCCTGTGCGGGGTTTTTCATTCCGGAGCAGTCCACATGAAACCCATGTTCCAAATCGTCGCGGATGGCAAGGACATCACCGCGCTCATCAATGACCGCCTCCTGCTGCTGCGCACCTCGGACAAGCCTGGCTTGGAGTCGGACGAATTTGAGCTGCGCATAGACGACCGTGACCAGGTCATCACACTGCCCTCGCGGGGAGCCAAGATCGAGGTCTATCTGGGCTATAGCGCACAAGCCCTGGCACGCCTCGGCAGTTACACCGTGGACGAGATCGAGGTTACCGGTCCGCCGGACACGATCACCCTGCGCGGCAAGGCCAGCGACATGCGCGGCAGCGGCAAGACCACCCGCAGCGGTAGTTGGGAGGACGTGTCCCTTGCCAAGATTGTCAGCGACGTGGCGGCACGCAACGGCTGGACGCTGGGTTGCTCGGTGCAGACCAAGGTGCCCCGCGTCGATCAGCGCAACGAATCCGATTTCAATTTCATCACCCGCCTGGCCAAGCAATACGACTGCACGGCCAAGGTGGCCAGCGGCAAGTTGCTGGTACTCCCCCGCCAGGGTGGGCAGAGCACAAGCGGTAAGACGCTGACCGTCGTCACCATCAGCCGCGCAGATGTGAGCCGCTATTCGTTCCGTCTGGGTGATCGCAACACGCAAAAGGCCGTGCAGACCCAGCACCAGGACAAGAAGACCGGCAAGTTGCAGGTGGTGCAGCTGGACAACGACGACGCCCCGGATGGCGTGCCGGGCGTGCACACCGACCGGCATATCTATCCCGACAAGAGCGCAGCTCAGCAGGCCGCCAAAGCCCGCCTCGCGGCATTCAACCGGAGTACTGCCGGCGTTCGCCTGGAAACGGTCGGGCGCACCGATCTGTTTGCCGAACGGACCATCAGCGCCCAGGGCTTCAAGAGTGGTCTGGATGGCGAGTACCTGGTGGACAGCGTTGAGCAGCTCTTCAGCTCGGCCGGCTGGTCGACCACCGTCGAGTGCAACGGCGGCAAAAAGGGCAAGGCGAAGGCCAAGGGCAAGAAAACCAAACAAACCAAACCACTGCGCACGGTTGATGTAGCACCGGCGTGAGACTTGAAGGAGCAAAGCGATGCCCATTACTGAAAAGCAGTTGCAGCAGATCCTCCCGAACGCCGGCCGCAAAGCTGGCGTTTTTGTTCCCGGCCTCAACGCCACCATGGGCAAGTACGCGATCATCACGCGGCTGCGTATGGCCGCGTTTCTCGCTCAGATAGGACACGAGTCGGGCCAGTTCTTGTACGTGCGCGAACTCGGCGGCGATGAATACCTGTCGAAGTATGACACCGGCCGCTTGGCGCAGCGGCTGGGCAATACGCCGGACGCTGACGGTGATGGCCAGCTGTACCGTGGTCGAGGGCTCATCCAGGTGACGGGGCGTTCGAACTATGAAGCCTGCAGCGAGGCGCTGTTCGGCGACAGCCGTCTGCTCAACACGCCAGAGCTGCTTGAGCAGCCGGTATACGCCTCGCTCTCTGCTGGCTGGTTCTGGCACACGGAGGGCTTGAACAGCTTGGCCGACAAGGGCGACATCCTCGCCATCACCAAGCGAGTCAACGGCGGTACCAATGGCCTGGAGGATCGCAAGGCCATCTACAAACGGGCGCTTGAGGTGCTGCAGTGAGCGCCTGGGGCACCCGACTGATCGCTCTGGCAGCACTGGTGATGGCTTGTGCCATCGGCGCCCGGGCGGCCTGGGTGTGGCAGACCAATGCCTACGGTAAGCAGCTCGCTGAGCAGGCGGACGATTATGAAAAACAATTGGCGGATAAGGACCGCGCTTACGGCCGTGAGCGTGAAGAGGCCGCTGCATCGGCGCTCAATCAACTCGCAGCGCAGCAGGATGCGCGCCGCGCCCTGGAGGCTCGCCTGCAGGATCAGACCAAAACGCACTGGAAGGAAATGAACGATGCACAACAAGCTCAGGCTCGTCTGCGTGACCGGCTTGCTACTGCTGATTTGCGGTTGTCAGTCCTTGTCGACGCCGGCGCCCTTCTCGGCACGGGTTGTGACAGTGGGATGCGAAAAGCCTCCGACACCGGAGGCGTGGTTTATGGAACCGTTCGTGCCCAACTTGACCGAGCGCATGCTCAACGAATTGTCGCCATCACCGACGACGGCAACCGGGGGCTGATCGCGTTGCAGGCCTGCCAGGCCTACGTGCGCGAAGTCACCAGATGAAAAGAGGCGAGCCGGTTGGATGCGTCAACATCCAGCCCGGCCCGCCGAACCCGCAGACCCTTCCTGCAAGTCCAGCCGTGGCCTCTGCCTTGTGCACAAAGCGCGGCGAGCCTAACACCTGTTTATCCATACAGTAAAGACTTGCATACCT